CGAATCAGTATGTTACGCTAGTTTTAATCCTGCCTGATTTTCTCCTTGTGTCGTATTTGTGTCATGACTGCCAAAAATGGCGTCAATTTTCCGTGCGTGCTCGGTCAAATGGTTTGGTGCCAGGTGAGCATAACGACGCACCATTTCTATCGACTCCCAGCCGCCCATTTCCTGCAAAACAGAAAGTGGAACACCTGACTGGATTAGCCAACTTGCCCAGGTATGTCTCAGGTCGTGAAACCGGAAATCATCAATGCCGGCTTTCTTTAACCCGGCGTACCAGGCGTTATTGTCGTCAACCCGCATTTTCCTGACTTCCGGGGTCAGTGTTCCATCAGGGCGATGCTTTGCTTTGGTGTGAACAAAAACGAATCGCGAGTGTTTCCCGATCTGCCCACGCAAAACCCTGCATGCGGTATCATTCAGAGCCACGCCGATAGCTTTGCCCGCCTTCGCGTTCTCTGGGTTTACCCATGCAACCTTTCTCTGCATATCGACCTGCTGCCACTCCAGACCAATAATGTTGGAGCGGCGCAGGCCGGTTGCCAGTGCGAAAATCACCACCTGCTTTATGCTCTCGGGCATACAATCAATCAGGCGTTCAGCCTCATCCCTGGTTAACCATCGAATCCTCTTGCTTACCGGCTTCCTTACCTTGATGGCGGGGTGAGACTTTATCCATCCCCAGTCGTTGGTTGCCGCCTTCAGCAGTGACCGCATGAATGACAGGTGCTGGCTCTTCGTTGCCAGGCTTACCGGTTTATCTGCATACGGCGGTGGTTCTTTCCCTCTCCTGATCGCCGCATCCCTGCGAGACTCCCACACCTGAATATGCTTGCGGTTAACCATCCTGGATACTGCCTCGTGAACCTGTTCAGCCGTTATAGTGGAAATGTCACGACCGGAGAAATGACGAAGGAAATATTCAATCTTCGCCCTGTCATCATCCAGTGATCGCTTGTGCTCCTTTTCCTTTATCCAGCGTATGCAGCACTCTTCGAATGTGCGCGCTGGAAGCTCCCCGATCTTATCCACTCTCCATGCATCAGACTTCAGCTTGTCGTGCAGCTCCTGAGCCTGCTTCTTGTCCCCCGTACCAAGAGACTGTCTAACTCTTTTCCCTGACGGTGTAACGAAATGACAGTGCCATACGCCGCCTCTGAGGGTGATGGACATAGGTTATCTCCTTTATGCTCACCCGCGCTCGCAGCAACAGGATCACGCGGGTTATTCAAATACGCAATACAGGCTTCGTCGGTGGTCCGATATTTGTTGCCAACCTTTTTACCTGCAAGCTCTCCGGAGTCGATAAGCCGGTAGATGGTTCTTGGCGAGACGATCAGGAGTTCCGCCGCCTGCTGCGCGGTGAGGGGCTTTTCTGAAACCATTGGTTATCTCCGGAAATAAAAAACCGCCTCAGTGGGCGGTTAGTGGTGGCGTGGTGGGTTACTTGCTCAGCAACTCCATTCGGTTGATGATTTCTTCATGAATCCTTTCATCAACATCATCAACTATGGCTTCATCAAGAGCCTCTCGAACAATATCAATATGCTCAGGATCGAAGAAATCATCACGGTAATCGCTCCATAAAACCGCGCTTAACCTTCCACCAAGCACCGGCATGTTGCCGTGCACCGATGGCTCGCTACCATCCTCGAAATCAACGACAAGCGTTACTTTTCCCATCACATCCTCCATAAAACAAACCCGCCGCAGCGAGTTACCAGAGTTTAAGTTCACTGAGTGCTGCCACGGTGAGCAGCACGAATATCACCGCTACGAAGGGAGAGGGCATGGCTAAACCTTCGGCGCTGCTGGCAGAGGTTGCCAGTGTGTTACCGGGTGGTGTAGCAAATTGATGAACTCATGATGTTCATCCTGCCAGTGCTCATCAGCATCTAGGTGTTCGGAGTCGTTGTATGCTCCCTGTCCAACCCATACGCCATTGCTTACCAAAACGAAAGTGTTTGATTCCGGCAATCGCTCGCTTACGGGAATCCAGCCGGGTTCAGCCTTATCGGTGACGTCACCGGAATGGTGGCGCATGGCGGCTCGCAACCTACCAGGCACATCGGCCCAAACTCCAGAATAGTAATCAGTATTAGGGTCGCAGTGGTCCAGCAGGTCTTCTATCGCTGATGCGGCCATACTCAACAAATCATCCAGCGCCAATGCCGGGATTGGCTCGATATTTTTCATGATTTACCCCCGCTGAGCATGGCGGCGCGGCAGGCGTTCCATTCCACCGCCCTGATAATCGCGTCTCCCATAGGCATTTCTGGGTACTTCTCGCAATAGAATAGCCACGTTCTTTCCTCCGGCACCGCTGCCGGGATTGATGGCGCGGGGTGGGCGTAAAGCGTGCGAACTTCTCCACCGATGCTTCTCAGGCGAATCATTTCCTCTTCATCATCAAGATCCACCCACCGACCGTCGCTTGGCTCGAACACCTGATACACCGGCTCTTGCTCATGCGCCGCCAGCGCGAATTTTAAGGCTGCCAGCGTGTTGTCACCTTCCTCACCCAGACCAAACGGTATTTCTTCGCGAGCGGCCTCCCAGTCAGCAATGGTGGCCTTAAGTAGCTCTTTGCTCGGTAATTGTGCTGTCATGCAACCTCCTTTGCTCTCGACTACGGCAGGCTTGTCTTTCAGGTCAGCACGAAGGTGAATTTCTTTCCCATTCGCAGCCGGGAACACCAGGACATCGTCACGAGCAATAAGCAGGTGTGCTACAGCGAACAACGCCTCATCAGTAACATCGAACTTTTCACCCACAAATTTCCGTACACCGGGTGCCAGTTTGCTCGCTTTTGAGCGACCAGCAAAAATACGATTCGTCAGCCCGGAAAGGCCAACCGTGATTGGATTACTCATGGTTAGCTCCTTTGCTCTCGCGAAGCTGGCGGGTGGTTGTTAATCTTGAGAATCTGAATCCGCGGATATTTCCACGCCCTCTCCTGATGGCGTTACTGACACTGCCGGGATCAAAGCCTGACGCTTTAATTTGTCGAGTGCCAAACATCACGTAACCGAATCCATCATCTCGCTCTGCGCAGATTGGTCCTTTAAATGCCCCATGCCTTATGCCTCCAGCTAATCCATTGTCGTATGCGTGCTGGATATTTTGAGACAGGGTTACCCATTCAAGGTTTTCAGCATTGTTATTCTGCTTATTCCCATCTTTGTGGTTAATAACAAGTTCAGGGGAAGGTTTGCCGCCAAGGAAGTGATCTGCAACCATTCGGTGCACCGTGACATTTTCAATCTTCCCGTCCCGCTCAAACCTGACAAAGAGATATTTATTTCTGTCCTTTCCTCTGGCTGATGGGGTTAATTGCTTTAATTTCCCCGACGCAAGGGAAAACATATATCCCTTCGAAGTTATGAAGTAGCGATGTTTAAACCCTGTAATCTCTTTAATCTCGCCAAACATGTTCACCACTGCGTCGCGCTGCTCAGTCAGCTGGCGCACCTGCTCGCGTAGTGATTTCACTTCGGCATCACATTTCTCAATATGCTCAACAAGGGCGTCAATTCGCTCTGGTTTTGTTACGCGAGTCCAATTAACAATGCTTCTGACATAGCCATCACTTGATAGTGTCTGATGGAGGGAGATGCAGTATTTCCGGTTCCTCTTTGTTGCGTTTATTTCCTGAATTATTTTCTGGACGTCCGATTCATTTTTCATCTCTGCATCTCCTTTAATCGTGCAGTGAGGTATTTGTTATTAGCGAGACGATGCTCGTTATCGAAGCTATTGCGTTGAAAGAGTTCAGAGCGGGGAGGGTAGGGTTTGATACACTGACGTGCGACTAACTCATGCGGCATTATTCCTGGGTCGTACGTGCCGTTTCTCATTTCAAAGCTCTCCCCGGCAATACTGTTGTTCTGCCAAAGTTTCTTTGCCTGCCACCTCAATGGCTGGAGCTAACAACTCGCGATTTGCGCGTCCAATTACGCTGCGTGGGTCAATGTCAAGTCCAGCAAGAGTTTTTGTAACGGCGTTGCTTCTGGCGATTATTTCAGCCCTGCGTATATCTACTTTCTCAATTACCTGGTCGAAATGTTCTTCGCAGGAAGTGAATCCGCGATATTCATAACAGGAATATCCATCGCAGATTTTTCCGCACAGGCAGCATTTGTATTCACTCATGATGGACTCCTGAATTCAGGTTTAAGTCGATACTCAATTCCACCCATCGTTGGGCCACCCCATGGAGCTGCGTCGCAGGCATCCTTTACGGACTCAAGCTCAGGTGCGCTGATGAATATCGACTTCTCCTCCAGCAGCGGTGCCCACCCTGCGCATAGCGGTTCGTATGTCACCAGGTTAATCCCGCCGGTATGGCTACCTTCTTTCCCTGCAACCATTCCGGCCCAGTATTCGCATACACGGTTTCTCTCATCTCTGCTGAGCATCCGAATAAGCGTTTCTTTCGAATAGTGCTTACGTCTTGATATTTCGTACATAGCGAATTGCGGGTGTGGTTAACCCGCCTCCGTGAGGTGAAATAAGGTGATTACAGAGTGGTTAAATCAGATGCAGTGCAGGTAAGCGTTGCTGTGTTGCAGGCCAATCGGCGCAAAGGGTATATCTTCGTCGAAATTCATCGGCGGCTCTGCCTGCTGCTGCTGCGCTGCTTTGGGTTTCTGTGTTGCCGGGTCAGACTCTTTCTTGCCACCAAGCATCTGCATTGTTCCGCCAACTCCAACCAGAACCTCTGTTGTGTACTTTTCTACACCGCTCTGGTCAGTCCATTTCCTTGTGCGCAGCTTACCTTCTAGGTAAACCTCAGCACCCTTACGTAGATACTCGCCAGCAATCTCAGCCAGTTTTCCGCTCAGCACTACGCGATGCCATTCGGTTTGCTCCTTCTGCTCTCCAGTAGCCTTGTCGCGCCACGATTCCGATGTGGCTACGGCCATATTTGCGAAAGCAGCACCAGAAGGCGCGTAACGCACCTCCGGGTCTTGCCCCAATCGTCCGATGATGATTACTTTGTTTACGCCTCTGGACATTTATGCCGCCTTCTGTAGTTCTTTGCCGCGCGTCTGGAATACCTCGACGCATTTCTGTTGGTGTACCGGTGATGAGGCCAGAGCATTCCATGCTGGCTTGTAAATCCCTCTTAGCTCCGCTACCGACTGACAATCAGCTGCCTGAGATGAGAAGTCTTTCAGGATTTCATCCGGCGCGCGCGGAGTTACAGAGTGAACCTCTGCATCAGCATCGACTGCGGTCTCCTCTGTCGGGATGCAGAACGCCTGGAACGCAGCGTACTTGTAGGCGATGGACATAGCCTTGTTTGTGGCCTTGTCGCCGCTGTCCATTGCTTCACCGTATGTCGTTACCGTATGGATGCTGCCGTCTTCGGTGCTCACAAAGTCGAAGTCTCCGCGCACGGTGATGTAGAAAAGCGCACCGCCATTCTTACTGGTACGCTCTACGCTGGCACGCTCGGTGTAGCGGGGGAGGATGAGGAGCTTATGCTTGACCAACTCAGGGGCCAGTGCATTGTAAATGTCATCAATGCCACGAAACGCATAGTTGACCTGACTTCCTTGTTTTCGCTCCTTGCGAATACCCTGCTCAGCCAGTGCAGACGCAACACCGCTTATCGCGGCATAAACCTTTTTCGATTCCATATTTCACCTCAGAACGGCAATTCATCGCCGAGAAAATCACGACTGGATAGGCGCTCATAACGCGCCAGGCGGAGAGAGGTTTGCTTCTGGCTACGATTACCTACCTTTCGCCAGTAACGAGCTTCAGCGAGGTAACAGACGCGCTTCAGTCGGCTTTCTTCTGTCGTTCTGGCTAATTCGACGGGTATCATGATTCCTCCTTCTGAGGCTCAGGTAATTTCACCGGTACGCCGAGGTCTTTCATCAGGCGAGCGAATTGCTCATCGGTCATATCGCGGCAACTCATGGCTGCATCGCCTTCTGATTAAGAAACTCCACCAGGCGCTCTAGTAAGCTCTTGATGCGAGGTTGTTTGAAATCAGCACCGGTAAGGATATTTCTGCGTGAGTGCTGAATAGATAAAATGGGGTCGAAAGGGCGAGCCACGACGGCACCGCCCGCGATAGCTAATGTCATCGTGGGATTCCTGTTAATTTGAATTGATTAGTAGGTGATGCTGGTATGCGGGATTTTGTTGTCTTTCAGTGCAGAGAGGACTTCAATAGCTTGTTCGCGGCTCAGGCTGGTAGTCTCAGTCAGTGCCTTAACCACTGCCGCACCGATTGCTTTGCGGTGCTTCTCGTTAGCAGCACGGGCGGCAGCTTCATCGGCAATGCGTTGTTCTTCTGCCAGGCGAGATTTCTCTTTGTCTTCTGCTTCCCGGCGAATGCGATCGGCTTCTTCCTGAGCTTTGCGCTGTTCTGCTGCGATAGCTTCCTGCTTTTCACGCTCAGCCCGTTCAGCGGCTTCTTTCTTCTCGCGCTCGGCTTTGTCAGCCGCGTCCTTGGCTTCACGCTCTGCACGCTCCTTCGCTAACAGCGCTTCACGCTCCCGGGCTGCCGCTGCGTCGATTTCACGCTGCGCTGCCTCTGCTGCTTCACGTTTGGCTTTCTCTGCCGCCTGGCGCTTTAACTCTTCTTCGTGAGCAATGCGCTGGCGTTCAGCTTCGGCTGCTTTCTCTGCCTTTTCCTGATCGAAATATCTATCCATCATCAGGGCTATTTCGTGGTCATTTTCAAGCTGAATGGCACGTTGAAGATCTATGTTTTCGTTCATTACCAGCGCTTCAGAGTGCATCGCATTCATTGACTCTTCTGCCTTAATGCGTTCCTGCTCCAACTCCCATTCCTGCCGGGGCTTAAGGATTGCGTCACGAATTTCATCACAAGAGTCAACGAAGCGTTTAATTTCCGCTTCGGCAGGTTTTACAGCTTCCTTCAGTCTTTTAAGATAGGCTCGCCCCGGCTCTTCAATAGCTTTTTTACTTGAGCCTACAGCGCGAGCCAGAGATCCAATTCGGTCTCGTCCTTTTTGCGTGTTTACATCAGGGACTTCCTTTGCCATCTCTCGGATCTGCTCAAGAAAAGCATCAAGTCCTTGTGGCGCATATAGCGCCGGAGCTTGCTCGGGATTAGTCTCAACCAACGTTAAATTCACCTCACTCATTGCTTACTCCTTATGTGTGTTTGCATTTGGCTAATGGCTAACAACCATTACTCAGATGCAAAGCCGCACGAGGCGGCTTGATTATTTAGTCTTTCAGGTATTCTTCAGTGGAAATAACCTGCTGACCTTCCAGTAATTCAGCGTGAGTGCTGGTTACTATTACCGAATGGTGCGGGTGAACATTTTCAGCTAGCCACTTAATCAGTGGTCGCGTGACTTCTTCGAAACTTTGCTGCTTATCTTCCATCATTTCCTCCAGGCAAAAAAGAAGCCCTCCGTAGAGGGCAAATTGAGGGCTTTCGGATAGCTAACTCAGGGAATTAGCTATCAGGAGTTACTCAGTGGGAAAGCTAGATTTCTTTACGTCAAGCAAGCCAATGCCATACGCCTGCTTGGCCTCTTTGTGATTAACGAGTTGCCCGTTTACAGTGTTGGCAACATCGCTGACTGGACTTCCAGGCTTAAACCATCCGGTTTCTTTTTCTCTCTCGGTTAACTCCCTCTTATCCAGACTGCTAATTTCAGATGCATTGCACTGCGGGCAGTAATAAGGCCCGCACTGAACCATTCCTATACCAACATCGCAGTGGTCGGCCTCGCAACTGTCATAACCGCAATACGGACAGATAGCCAGGTCAGGCCTATATATGTTTCGATGGTTAGTGCTGAATTCATGACGACCAATTCCCGTGCTCATATTCCCCTCCTGTTATAAATAGCGGCAATAAAAAGGCCGCCATTAGGCAGCCGGTTTGATATGTTCGATTATCTTTTTAGCAAAGGATAAAGCCTGCTCATCAGTGAGCACCATGCACCCCGTCTCACTGTAAATCTGTAGCTCAACCAATCCCGCATCGCCTTTGCTATTTTCGTAAAACTGTATGCTGCATGTATCCCCATCTCTGTCATCAAATTCAAAAGTAGGCCATTCTGGTGAACGCAAGCTTGTCCGCTCTCGAAACATTTCCTCACCTCATAAGTTAATTAACGTGCCGTAACCAAAAGAAAAGGCCGCGTTATGCGACCTCTTCAACATATTCTTTGCTGGTCAGCCATTCAGGCCTCTCGCCTTTGCTGAGATAGAAATCGATAATATCCAGCAAACGTGGATAGAATTTCAGTGCGGTACGCCCATCCATTTCTGCGATGTCGTGTTTGCTATATTTGCGCCATTCATCGGCGGTGTGATTCTGGCATCCGGCCCGGACATATTCACCGTTAGTGATGCTGATGAAGTACTTCTCACCCACGATTACGAAAGTGAGATCAGGCAGGTCGGCACCGTACAGGTCGGCACCGTACAGGTTGGCACCGCGCAGGTCGGCACCGCGCAGGTTGGCACCGCGCAGGTTGGCACCGCGCAGGTTGGCACCGCGCAGGTCGGCACCGCGCAGGTTGGCACCGCGCAGGTTGGCACCGCGCAGGTCGGCACCGCGCAGGTTGGCACCGTACAGGTTGGCTTTCGATCCGTTCTCACCGAATGACGTTACGTAGACCTTATGCTCTTCGAGAATCTTGGATAACTCAGTGGCATTCATTGTTAAACCCTCAAATTTAGGCAAAAGAAAAGCCGCCGTAGCGACTTATTTGATGATGTGTGTTGCGTCCTTCCTGACTTTGCGGTGACCGGCTGCGAATATTGCAATTTCCGGCATGCATGCAGAACCCTCACTCACTTCCTTACCCATCATTCCCAGCGTAGTGGCTGTTGTGATGGCGTTTATTACCCGGTTTGAACAACCTTCAGATAACCGTGAAAATGCACGGTCAATCTTCTTGCAGTAGGCTTTCATCTCATTGTGCTGGCGAGCACGTTCGAGCTTGCGAATCTCTCTGGCTTTCATTGGATACCTCCAGTGGTTGCTTTGGTGGTGTGGCGTGCGCATTCCTGCGACTACACGAATCGAACGTGTCACACGGTCAGCCTTACGAGCCCGCCGTCACCCATATACCGCAGTAGTCATTTCTGACTCACCACACCCCAAAGCAACATCCTTTGGCGGGGACGAATCATCCCCATGTCATCTTGTTAAAGAGCCTGCAACTCAGTCCTTGTTGCGTCTCAGCGTCCTGCTGATGGACTAAGAATACTCATAGTATTTATTTTAGTAAATACCCGGAGTATTTATTTTTAATGATGAATACTCTAGATATTGATTTACAAGGTTATTTAATTTTGTTTTTGCCGTGATATGCTCAAAAAAACATCAGGAGGTGGCTATGGAACGAGACAAATTCTTTGCTGAGCTTCATCCGCAGATAGTTGAAGTGCTTGGAACAGCTGTTATGCAACTGCTGGTTGAGAAGCGCGAGCCGTCGAGAGAGGCGCTGATAGAAATGATTCAGGTGCTATGGCAGGAAGATCAGGTGGACTTGGCGGTAGAGTTGGCGCTGGATGTTCTTTCTTTGCCGGAAGAGTAGGGCGCAGGTGGTTAACGATGTCACCCGTGGTAAATGATTAACCAGTAGTGCTAGCGTTAACCAAAAATTGGATCACCGGTAAAGGCAGTCTACATGCGGGTTTGTCTGGGATTTATGGCGGTAATTGCACCTACTTGGGATCACCAGAAACAGGCATAAAAAACCCGGCTCGGTGGCCGGGTTCTATTAATGCGTTAAACCTATCGAGGCGAGAAAACCTCAAAGAGCTTATAAAGACCGAAGACTAAGCTTGGCAATCCCAGTATCCATAAGATGATAGCCAGTTTTTGATCCTTGAGCTTGCCATCAAAAGAAATGGACTGATTCTCTAAGGTGGAAGTCATCTTTTGTGATTGAAGTTCGAGTGCAGAAGAAAGCCTCTGGCCTTGCAATTCCATCGCTGAAGATAGCTTAACGGATTGCTGTTCAAGTGCGCTAGCGAGTTTAATTCCTTGTAACTCAATTTTTCCATCTATGCGAATGATGGTTTCGTTTAGGCGAGACAGTGTTGACTCCATAGAATCAACTTTCTTTTCAAGTCGCTCTAAGCGTTCAGTCATATTGCCACCTCCGCCGCTTCCACCGTCATAACCATTGTTCAAATTATACACGTTGTACTCTTCGTTAGCAACCGGCGTATCCCTTCTGACAAAAGCTGAGCGTGACATATCAAATTTTCCATTCTTTTGATAGATAGAAGAAACACTCAGAGCTATGAATTATACGACTTACCTCTGATTCATCAATGGCGTGCAGAGAAAGAGTGACCTTGTATATACCTTCATCTTTGATATGGATATTCATGAGGGACATGTTTTCAATGCTAACTGATTCGTTTCCTGATGTAGTACCTGCGACAATAGGGTCTGTTTGCAATGACTGATCACTGCCGAATTCAATGCGATGATCGCCAAAGAATAAATCGACATCTACTCGATAATTAATCTTTGTTTTTATTATCAACCCAAAAGAAACGTCAATGCTTATTTTCCCTGTTTCTTCATCTGGTTTGATCCATGGTTGCGGATAATTTAATGATCTGGCTATCTTTCCAGGAAAGATTTGAGAAACATACAAAAATGAAATCTTTTCCATTACCAATCCTTCTTTGAATTCGCAGGCATCACCCGAACGTCTCTTCCGGCCACTACAGCAGCCGCAGCTTCGTCTCTACAGCCACGCCAATAATCGTGCAGTTGCCATTGATTGAAACCAGCGGCCACTGCGGGTTCAGCCCCTTCAGATAGCGCTGACTGCCATCGATTATCAGTTTCTTGAACGTCGCTTCGTTGTCATCTTGCAGCTTGGCTACGACCAGGTTGCCATTGCATGCATCACGACCGGTATCGAAAAGCACAAACGTGCCTTCTGGTATGCTCAACCCCATCGGCGCGGTCATCGAATCGCCTTCCACTTCAAGCCAGAACGCATCCCCTTGGATGTGAGCATCAGACTCAAGCCAGAGGTCTATATCCTTCAAGGTGTACGCTTCAACGGCTTCCGCCCACGCACCTGCCTGAACCTTGCTCAGCACCGGATAGCTAACACCTTTTGTATAAGGCGTAAAGCCTGAGACGTTCGCATCGATAGACCTTGCGTACTCACCAATTTCTTTAGCCAGTGACGGGCTTATCTCCGCTGGGCTGACGTTAAGTATTTTCGCCAGAGAGGTTAACGCCGGAACATTCAGAGCAATGCGACCATTCATGTAATGACCCACAGCGCCCTGCGATATGCCAAGCGCGTCGGCGATTGTGTATTGAGTGATTTTTAAATCTTTCTTTTTTGACTCATACAAAGCCTTAAGTCGCTCTGCGTCTCTAAGCTGTTCTGCCGTCAGGGTCTTTTTATTTTCCATCACTTCATTCTATTACCGCAGGTAATTAAACCAAAATACCTAAGATATTTACAAAAACAAATACCCGTAGTATTCTTTTGGTGTGACCTTCAAGGAGTAGGCCTATGACCAGAATGACACTTGAGGATTACGCAAAAATTCACGGCCAGGCAAAGGCCGCGAAGGATTTTGGAGTAATCCAGTGCGCTATCAGTAAAGCCATTCGAACCGGTCGACAGATTTTTGTGACGGTTCAGGAAGATGGCACGGTGAAAGGTGAGGAATTCAAACCTTTCCCAAGCAAAGAAAAAGCAGCTTAAGCACCACCCGCTCTTTAAAACTACTGGCTCAGGGATGTTTCGTCCCTTCTTAAAGCGCATCAACGAATGCGCATAACTATCTATTTCACCAAGGAAAGTATGACAAATGGAACGTACACGCACACGCACATCTGCGCGGCAGATTGAAAGTACCTTGCTCAACAAAATCACGTTGCATGGAAGCAAGGCAATAGCTGACGCAATCGGCGTTGATCGCTCGCAGATAACGCGATGGAAGCGGGACTTTATCCCGAAGATTTCGATGTTACTGGCAGTGCTTGAATGGGGGATTGTTGACGATGAGATGGCCCGGCTGGCGTCTCAGGTGGCAGCGATTCTCACAAATAAAAAATCCCCGGCTGCAACCGAGGATTCACAAGTGACGATGGATTTCTAAACCACAACTGGAGAATACCATGATTTTGACAGTAAGCAAAAATGCGCTGCTGAGCGCAATGATATTCCAGGCTAAAGGCGACGTTCGTTATTACCTGAATGGCGTCTGTTTCTCTCCCGATAAGAAACTTTACTCCACTGACGGTCATCGCGCCTTTATCGGTGAGCACACAACCGAAGACCTGGTTGAACAGGTCATCGTTGCTGTCAGCGGACCGAAGGTTACGAAGTTTGAAACTGCCTCAATCGACACTGATACCGGAATCGTTTCCTACCTGGATGAACACGGTGAGCGCACATCTGCTGGCGTTTGCAAGGTGGTTGATGGGCGATTCCCTGATGTTGAAAGACTGCGCTCCTCGCATGAATCAAAACCGGTAGATGAGATTGGATTCAATGCCAGCTACCTCGCTGATATCGAAAAGGCTGCGAAGCTCTATAACCCCCGTTTCTGCGGCGTAAAAATTAAGCCTGGCGGCTCAGAAAATGCTGCCGTCGTCGAGTTCAACGGCGCGTTCGGTAACGGGCAAGTCATCATCATGCCAATGCGTTTGTAGGGGGCTAGCCATGAAAAATCGCAAGAAACAAACTCCCGCAGAAGAGCGGGAGCACCCTGATTCACCTGATGGATTAGTCGTTGCAGCCTCTAAAAACCGGGCGTTCGCAGAACGTCTGATTGGTGTTATCCGGCTGGCAATTGTCGCATCAGGAGGTAGGCATGGGCGTCGTTAAGTTAGCTGATTATCGTAAGCCTCAACAAGAGGCAATGGAGCGACAGGTGGCAGACATTGAAGATGGCTATACGCGCATCGCCAATGATTTGCTCGATGCCATTATGTCTAACAACTTCACTGTTCGGCAGATGAAACTCCTGCTAGCTGTAATCCGCAAAACATACGGATTCAACAAGAAGTTTGACTGGATAAGTGGCGAGCAATTGTCAGAAATGACCGGGATGCCAAGAACCAGGTGCAGCTCTACTAAAACAGAGTTGTTGAACATGAATGTGTTGATCACTGAGGGTAGAAAGGTTGGCATTAACAAGGTGTTTTCTGATTGGTGCGTAGAGCGTCCAGAGCGTCGCAGGGAGTATGGCTCTACCAAGCATAAGGCTGGTTACATTTACGTTTTTGCGGAAGATGAGTTCGGACCAGTTAAAGTCGGTTTCACCACGCGGGATGCGGAAGAAAGACTGAAAGAAGTTAAGTACTACTTCGAAGGTAATAATCCTCAAGTCTTTTATATTTCGCCATTCCATCTGCAAGCAGGCGCTATCGAACCATTAGTCCACGAAGCGATGAAAGGGCAGATGATTCATGGAGAGATGTTCGGGACTACCGTAACTCAGGCGGTAAATAAGATTAACGCCGTCATGGAAAGTTTTACACCGTATGTGACAGATAGTGTCACACCGTCAGTAAATCACGATTTACAGCGTGAGGTACACACAAAAGACAATATACAAAAGACAATAAAGACAAATACCCCCTTACCCCCAGAGGGGGAAGATGCGCAGGTTTCTAAACCTGAAAAGCGAAAAGCAGATCGCACTGACTACCAGGCATTCATTCAGGCTTACAACGAAGAGGTCGGCGAGTTATTACCTCATGCCGTTGCGCTGAATGACACCCGCAAGCGCCGCCTTAAGAAACTCATACCGCAACTCAAGACCCCAAACGTTGAAGGCTGGAGAGCATACGTGAAAGCGTTTGTCGCTCAGGCTAAACCATTTTACTTCGGTCAAAACGACACAGGCTGGGCGGCGGACATCGACTACCTGTTACGCGATAAAACACTGCTTGGTGTTCGTGAGGCTAAATTTGCTGATAAGGGGCTTCAATGAGACAGGATATCGAAGCCAGCGTTATCGGCGGCCTGCTGATTGGCGGCCTGACACCGGCAGCCAGTGAAGTTCTCGCAACCGTACCGCCAGAAGCATTTTCCATCCCGCTATACCAGACAGCCTATCGCGTCATCCAGAAACAAGCCGCAGTGCGAAACCTGATTGATGGCCTGATGGTTGCCGAGGAATGCGGTGACGGGCATTTCGCGGACATCATGGAGACCGCTAAATCCTGCCCGAGCGCCGCTAACCTGAAAGGCTACGCCGGGATGGTAACGGACTCCTACGAGCGTCGCCTGGTATTGCAACTGTTGGACGAAATGCGCGGGCCTATCAGCAACGGAACGCTGGACCAGTCATCGCAGGCAATGGACGAGCTGACAAAGCGTCTGAGCGTCATCAGGAAGCCTAAGCATGAGATTCAGCCAGTACGCCTTGGCGACCTGCTGACGGACTACACCGACACCCTGGAGAAGCGCCTGACCAACGGCGAAGAATCCGACACGATGAAGACCGGCATTGACGACCTGGACGCCATCACCGGAGGAATGAACGCCGAAGACCTGGTGATTATCGCCGCCCGGCCTGGTATGGGTAAAGCAATGGCACTGAATGAAGGGATTTTGCTTGCAGATGGCATTTGGACAACTCACGGTGAAATCAAAATTGGCGATCGCATCGCGTCAATAGATGGGGCTCCTTCTGAGGTAATAGGAGTGTTCCCGCAAGGAAAGAAATTCACCTACTTAGTTACCTTTGAAGATGGACGCAGCGTGAAATGTGCCGACAACCACTTATGGGAAATTTCATCATCAAAATTTACGGGTAAACGTGTTGTTGATACTGATGCTCTTGCTGGGATGCTACAAAAAACACGCTATCAGGGAAGAATAAGAGTTCCAGCAGTTACCGGAGACTTTGGTGGGAATATACCCCTTGATGGTTGGGTTATAGGGGCTCTCCTTGGTGATGGCTCGTTGATAAATGGCGTCAAATTCACCAACTCAGAAGAATACGTCCTGAACCGCATGACCCATGCAATTGCACCACTACGACTGGTTAAGGTAGGAGAAAATGATTATCTGATCAGCAATCAAAAAGGGCAAAAGAACCCATTATTGGACAAACTGCGTGGTCTTGGGTTAATTGGGAAAGGAGCTTCCGAGAAGGAAATCCCAGCAGAAATATTTAGTGCTAATAAAGAAATACGTACCGGTGTTTTAACTGGCCTTCTTGAAACCGACGGTTGGATAGAGAAGTTTGGATGCATCCGCTTTAGTTCATCCAGCCAGAAATTAGCTAAAGGATTAATAAAGCTTGTTAGATCTCTGGGTGGAACCGCAAAAGAATCCAGCAGGACGGGAATAGTTTACACGTACAAAGGAGAAAAGCTTAAAGGGCTTGATGCGTATATGGTCAGCATGAAGTTGCCTTCATCTGTAATAGAGCAAATTCACTCACCACGTTTACGCAAAAACCTTGGCATTAACAGGCTTGGCGACCTTGGTGTGGGAATCAAATCGGTGGAAGCGGTTGAGCCAGAAGAATGTCTCTGCATTATGGTGAGTCATCCTAGCCATCTCTATGTGACAACGGATTACATCGTTACGCACAATACGGAACTGGCGCTGAAAATTGCTGAGGGCGTTGCGAGCCGGATGATACCCGGCAGTAACACGAGGCGCGGTGTGCTGATTTTCAGCATGGAGATGAGCAAACTTCAGATTGCCGAGCGAAGCATTGCCGGGGCCGGGAACATGTCGGTTAGCGTACTACGTAACCCGGCGCGCATGGACGATGAAGGCTGGGCCAGGGTATCGAATGGCATTGCCCGGTTGCAGGACCTGGATGTCTGGCTGGTTGATGCGTCAAAGCTGACTGTCGAGCAGATCCGCGCGGTGGCAGAACGGCACAAGCAGTCGCATCCGCAACTGTCGCTAATCATGGTCGATTACCTGGGCCTGATTGAGAAACCGAAAGCCGATCGCAATGACCTGGCTATCGCGCATATCTCTGGCAGCCTAAAGGGAATGGCGAAAGACCTAAAAACCCCGGTCATCTCACTGAGCCAGCTATCACGCGAAGTTGAGAAACGACCCAACAAACGCCCCACCAACGGAGACCTTCGCGACTCTGGCAGCATCGAGCAGGACGCCGACTCAATCATCATGCTCTACCGCGAGGCGGTGTATGACGAGAACAGCCTGGCGGCAAAATTCGCAGAAATCATCGTGACTAAAAACCGTTTCGGCTCGCTGGGTACCGTTTATCAGCGCTTCGTTAATGGTCACTTTATGGATTGCGATCAGGATGAGGCGAGGGGGATTTGCACATCTACAGGTCATCAGCCAGCGAAGGGCAAGCGGTATTCAAAAGGTGCAGACGTATGAAAAAGCAAGTGCTTTTACTTCTCACCAACCCACGATTCGCAGCGGTGCTCGATACCTGCCTGGAAGAGCAGGAGCTTATCGAAAACTTCGAGCGGCTTTATGGTGTAACACGCCCCCCGGTTCGCAGAACGCCGATTGAGGCGATGGTAGACGAAGTAACTGGCTTCCGGCCATCGCAATGGGAAGAGTTCTTCAGGGCTTTCATCCCATTCGTTTACGACTGTATCTGGCTTCGCTGTAAAGAGCTTCACGACGATAAATCGTGGTGCGGCCGCCCTGTTCAATAAATTACCGAGAGAGATAAGACGATGGCAATTGGAATTACACAACTCATGAATGCGATTGGCGATGACCGCATCAACTTTCAGATGCTTGATAGCTGCATGACAGGCATTCGCTCATCCACGAAGCACGCAACAATCACCTTCAAGACCGATGCCCTTAACGCAACAGACGTGGCGACAGGAGGTGGAAAGGTTGGCTTTATCGTTTGGGTTGACCGCGACGTACTTAGCGATGAAATGAAAACTCTGCGCGGAGGGAATCAATCGTGAAAGTTAAAACAGCAGAGCTGAGCGGAAAGGCTTTGGATTGGGCGACGGGCCGCGCTATTGGCGCTAACGTTGGCATAACCATCGGTGGTTTGGTTAAAGAGATTACTTCGCATAACCCCATTGATATGAGTTTGTGGCAACCGACTAACGACTGGTCTATTTGTGGGCCGCTGATTGAGAAGCTAAAAATCAGTTGCTATGCGTCCGTCGACCCTGAGAGTAGCAAGGTCTATCACTGGGTAGCAGTGAATGAGAAAGTGCCATATGACAAGCGCCGAGGGTATACCGCAAGTGAGCCGAAAATCGCCATCTGTCGCGCTGTAGTGGCCTCAAAGCTTGGCGATGAGGTAGACATTCCCGATGAGCTGATGGAGAGCAAGTGATGAAAATATCAGACCGAGATTTTCTTTCTGCAATCTGGAAAGGCGTTGTTAGCCGGTTGCCTTACACGTCGACGTATAATTACTTTGGTAATCAGCGTGGGCTTACCCCTAACGATAAGTTTTATATGCGGTACGCAACCCATGTGTGCACGGCATTCAGGAGCAATTTTATCAACTTCCCCATCGGCAATAACCAATCAATGCGCCGTATTCACAAGCTGATTGAGCGTGGAGTACTGGGGGCTGACCAACACCGAAAGGGTAGCGCATTCCACTTCTGGCTTCCTGATAACTTAAACCAGCGCGCATTCTCCCGAACCATAGAATTGCTCACTGAAAAAGGGTTCACGGAAAAACCACGTGACGCCACCGGCTTTAATGAAGTAGCCAAAGAAATATCGGCAACTCTCTTGGCAGAGTTTGGCGAGTACCCGCATGAGCTGATGGAGGTGGGAGAGTGAGAGAGGCGAATGATGTATTGGACATGGAGTTAATTAACTCCCTTCCGCAACCTTTTATGGCTATTGAGCACAACGAAAAATGGCAATGGCCCATACATGATGTTGATGTTCAGACAGGATGCATGCGGATTGATGTTTGTGGGTTACTTCAACCATGTCACCTGCTTGATTATAAATTCATTGAAGATTCTGATGGCAAAAGACACGAGCCAGAAAGTTTCTATTTCGATTAGCAGCCTGCTGGCATGTGGAGGGGAATATGAGTAATGCAAAAAGTATGACGGTCTTGGTGCAATACCTGGGGCATGTGATTCATGCCGGTGGCAGCGTCACTTATCGCACTGTAGACATCGAATTAACTGACGAGCAGGTGAAGGCATTGGAGTTAAAGGTTGACGAAGAATACGGGCCTGTCGCCATCCGCGCCGCTGGACTTCGCGTTAAGGAGGGGTGAGATGAGCGAACTCAAAAATTGCCCGTTTTGCGATTCAAAAGTGAAGTGGTGTGGTGAAGACGAGCTGGACCCGGAAGATAATCATCTCTGTCATCACATCCGCTGCACCAACCCTAAATGCGCGGCTGACTTCGATTTCAATACCGATAACGTAGAGTTGCTTCCTGATGACACCGACGACATGTCCGTAGAAGAGGTAATGAAATCATTCCGTGACGAATGTGCAAAGAGATTTAATAGTCGGAGATAATGATGCAATTCGACCTGGTGAAACACCCAGGCGGCACATTTACTCCAGCACATGACATAGACCTCGAAAGACTCCAGCGATTCAAAAACGGCGAGATGTACACCGCCGAAATCAAGTTATCCCGTAATCCCGCACATCATCGAAAGGTCTTCGCCTTCTTCAACTTCTGCTTTGCTCACTGGTCAGCCGAAAGGGCCGGACTAGAGCATATGGACGAGGTTAGCCAGTTCGATCGCTTCCGCAAGGACTTAACCATCCTCGCTGGATTCTACGAGCAGACGATGCGGCTTAACGGTGAAATCAGGACGGAGGCGCAAAGCCTCGCATTTGCAAACATGGACCAGGAGAGTTTCGAGCGTTGTTATTCCGCGCTGATAAACGCCGCCATAAAGCACGTGTTCGGGCGCACGAGAGACCCGAACATCCTCAATCAACTACAGAGCTTCTTCTGAGGTGCGCATGACCCGACGAAGTCCCATAGAGCGAATATGTGAGCACATGATTTTCCGCGTCACCCACAGCAAGAAACGCAAGCCAGAAATACCGCCATCCCAAATATTAACTTTCAACTACACGTCTCACCTGGCGGATACCCGCTGGCTGCGTGAGCGTGCGCGGAGGAAGCATGTTGACCCCTGAATCTATCCAACAATACCAGGCAGAGAGCAATCACCGAGCCGGTCACTGCGCACACTGCAATACACCTCTGCACCCATTTGAAACCCACATATGCGAGCCATGTGCAATCAACCTGTGCGGCGACCCCAATAGCGAGATGAGAGAGGATGAAGACGATGGCTAGTAAACACCGGCACTTTTTCACCCAAAAGGAAACGGAATACATTCTGCGCAATGCAGGCAAAGTTCCAGCCTGCGTAATGGCGCAACTCATGAAGAGGAATATCGAGGCGGTTCGTGTACACGCTTCGCGTCATGGCATCAGTCTTCGGGTGCCGAAGGAAATAATGGATAAGCACTGGAGGGAATATGCGAGAGGCTCGAAAACAGCCGAAGCCTAAGACCTGTAAATGCTGTAAAGCCAAATTTATCCCAGAACGTCCACTCCAGTTTGTTTGCTCCCCGACTTGCGCCTACCAATACCAAAAACGACAGAAAGAGAAGCAGATTAAGAAATCTGAGGCTGAGTCTCGTCGTGAATGGAGAGAGCGGAAGGCGAAGCTAAAACCGCTAGCGCATTGGGAAGACCTGACGCAGAGGGTGGTTAACGATTTCATCCGTGAGCGCGACAGGGATTTGCCGTGCATCAGCTGCGGAACGTGGTCAACGGTTCAATGGGAGGCCGGGCATTACAGGTCAAGAGGTGCGGCATCACACCTAAGGTTCAACGAAGACAACATCCACAAACAGTGTCATCGGTGCAATGACGAGCTATCCAGCAACGCCATTCCGTACCGTGCAGCACTCATAGCCAAAATCGGCGCAGAACGCGTTGAGATGCTCGAAAACAACAATACCCCCCATCGATATACCCGCGAGGAACTGGACGCGATTAGAGCGCGTTACAGAGCACTTTTACGCGAGTTAATCAAAAGCAGGAGTGAGGCAGCATGACAACACAAAACACGCTGGCGCTACTCAACATGTATCTAGAGCGCCATGTGCATGCAGTGAGAACACCATCCGGCGTTGTATTCATGGGCGTCAGGAATCTTCGTGACGACGAGCTGAAGACGCTACGGGAAATTCCACAAACTGAGATTGAAGCGGCAATGAGGTGGCAGAAATGAGCACTATCACACCAATCACCAACCCAACACCGACAGCCATTCCCAATAACTTCCCACGGGCAACGGCTGGCTCTTCATTCTTTCATGAACAGCGCAATGCCGATATGCAGATGAAAAAGCAACTTGAGCTGTCTGTCGAGGACTCAAAGAAAACAACCGCTCGGTTAGAGCACATGCTCAACGAGGTCAACGAGCGGTTGGGATTGAATAAGCCAGATGGAGATGCAGCCTAATGAGCATACATGAACTGAAACTCACCAATGAGCAGCATGAGTGGCTCAATAGCTGGCTGGAATTGTGGGGCGCATGGGTTTACTCCGGGAGACTGGAAAAGCGCATGAGCAGCATGATTTACCAGTGGATGGAAAGCGTAGAGCCAAGTAAAAACCCGACTCGCCCAATGTGCAATGATGATGATGGAATGTTGATTTCTCAGGTCGTCGATTCCGTCATGCAGATTGACAAGAAAGCCTTCGGTATTCTGCTCAGCTACTACGCTCACGGCTCATCTAAATACTCAATATCATCCTACTACCACAAGACCGCAAGTCCTCGCAAAATGGTAGGGAGGGGCGGTGAAAGAATTAGGCGGCCATCCCTCATTACCTGTCGCCGGGAAGTGGATGAAATCCTGTCAGCCACAATGTACTTTCTGTATCAACCAATGGTAAATGCGTTTAACAACCGCAAACGTGTCGATAAAGTTAAGCATGTTGCTTAGAACGTGTTGACATCATTGAGCAAATGAGCAATCATTAACACATAAGCTGCCGTTCGTGACTCTTAAGTTGCCACGGCGGCTTTTTTTATTTGCATCTGTCGTAGTTTGGTAATTACGTCTGGCTTCCACCCAGAATATGCGGGTTCGATCCCCGCCAGATGCTCCAAATTCCGGGCCAGAAGCTCATTTGGTATGAGCGGTCCCCTCATAAGGGAATGGCAGAAGGTTCGAATCCTTTATGGCCCACCAATAAGCCGGTCTAGTTCAGTGGCAGAACGATTGCCTTGTAAGCAATGCGTCAGAGGTTCGATTCCTTTGCCCGGCACCAAATTCCATACCAGCCGCTGTACCTTTTCCCCTCCCCGCCTTGAGCGGGTTTTTTATTTCTGGATCCGGATAACCGCATCGGGATTCATCGGCTAACACAGCACTTCCGAAAACTACGGAGGTGAGAGATATGCGCATGAATAACAGCAATGGCTTCTGGTCCTATTTTTGGACAACCATGACGGGTTTTTTCACCATGCTAACGTTACAGGATGTGCTGTTTGCCCTGGGTGCCGTGGTTACAGCCCTGTTTACCTGGTTAACCTACCGCTCTAACAATCGCCGCAACAATGCAGTGATTGAGGAAGAGAAAAAGCGCACTGAAATTATCAACCGCGCCTATTCAAAATCAGACAGCACTCAACCCCTACCAAAGATGACTGACATTGCAGGCGCTATGCCTCAGGAGCAATGACATGGCGATGTCTACAGCGTTTCGTAACAAGGTCATTGCAGCATCAACGGCAGGAGCTATAGCGGTTGCGGGTGCACTGATAATGGGCCCAACGGGTAATGATGGGCTCGAAGGTGTGAAATACATCCCTTATCGCGATGTGGTTGGTGTACCAACCGTATGCTGGGGCCATACCGGCCCAGATGTGGTGATGGGTAAGCGATACACTGAACAGCAATGCATGGACCTGCTCAATGCAGACCTTCAGTCTGTTGCCCGACAGATTGATCCGGTTATTAACGCTGATATCCCTGACACTATGCGCGGGGCGATGTACTCATTCGCGTACAACGTTGGCGTATCAGCATTCAAAACTTCAACCCTCCTGCGACTCATCAACAAAGGCGACAGCGCCGGTGCTTGTGACCAGCTACGCAGATGGACATATGCGGGCGGAAAGCAGTGGAAAGGTCTGATTAACCGCCGCGAGATAGAGCGAGAGGTTTGTGTGTGGGGGCAGAAGAATGTTTGACATCAAGCCGCCAACCGCGAAAGACATCGTCATCATCGGTGGTGTAGCGTTTCTGATATTTGTCGGCATGCGAATGACCAGCAACTACCAGGACCTGGTGAAAGAGAATTCCACACTCTCCGAACAAACAGCCCAACTCTCCAGTAAGAATGACGCCCTGATTAAATCCGTCAACGACCTGACCACTGAGGTTAAGTCGATGAATGACATCGTGGCTACAGAATCCCGGCGTCGCGCAGCTGCTGAAATGAAATCCCAACGCCTGCAGGAAGAGGTGAAAAGTGCCCTCAAAGACAGCATGTGCTCTGTTGAGCTTATCCCTGCTGGCGCTCTTGTCAGGATGCGCGAAGCCGCTGACGGTGTACGAAACGGTAAAGCAACCGTACCTGCCGATACCAGCCAGCCTGCCAACTGAATGCCCGGTGCCACAAATCCCAGAACAGATGACCTACGGCGACAGCGTGGTGCTTAACCTGACGCTGCTGGATGCGCTGGACGAGTGCAACGGTAAGTTACGAGCCATCGGAAAGATTGAAGAGTTGAGAGTGAACCGGTAGGCATTACAAAGCTCATCTTCAGGTGGGCTTGATAATGACTTCCTCCCGACAAGGATCAGATTGTGTAACCCCGTAGGAGGTGATCACTATCTTGGCGGCTCGGAACAGACGAGAAGTGGTGGCGCAACTCTGTGAAGCGTGGCAATGCTGCGAATATAAAGTTCTGCAAATGGTGTCAGTAAAGTGCCATTGACAGAGTTTTATGTAGATATAACAACCCTCATGTCTCGGGTTCCCCCGGTGATGTATTTAAATTTGTAGAGGATTATTCCATATGCCTACTAAATGTATGTCAGTTGGCGGGTACCCGGTAGAAGTGGCTACACCAGAAGATGTGGATGGAGAGGCTTATACGCTTCCAGCAGCAACAACATCCGCAATCGGCGGGGTGAAGAAAATGGCCAATCAGGATGATACAGCTGCGACCGATGTAGCCGGTCTGGTAACGGACTTCAACGCATTGCTCGCCAAGCTTAAAGCAGCCGGGATGATGTGATGATCACCCTGAAGGTGGTTGCTCAAAAACGTTGGTGGGTAAGCCCGCTGCTATCCGTGCTTAAAGCTTTCGTCTATGCACGTATCGTGAAAGAGAAACACTTCAAATCGCTGTCAGGCTTTATCGCTCGATGGGGATTCAAGTTCAAAGCAGAGAAATAATTATGGCTAGGCCAACCAAGTATCAGAAGGCGTACGCCGAGCAGGCTCGCAAGCTGTGCATGCTTGGCTACACCGATGAACAATTAGCAGACTTCTTTTCAGTTGCCGTATCGACCATCAGCAAATGGAAACTCGACCATTCTGAGTTTTCGGAGTCCGTAAAAAAGGGGAAAGACCTTGTTGATGCTGAAGTGGTGGATAGCCTCTTCCAGAGAGCAATGGGATACGTCGCCCCTGATACAGACATTCGCGTCATTGATAACCAGATAGTCAAAACGCAAATCAAGAAGCATTACCCTCCCGATACTGCTGCTGCAATCTTCTGGCTTAAGAACAGACAGAAGAAAGACTGGCGAGACAAGATTGACCACGCTATCGAAGGTGCAGACGGCGGCCCGGTTCAGGTCGTCAACTATACCCCGGCAGACTATGCAGCAGCGCAGGCAGCAATGGAGGAGAAACTAAAAGGCCTGGACTGATATGAACGAAATCATCGAATGGGATGACTTGTCATTCCCTGAGCGCGTCATCATTCGTTCAAAGTCCACCAAGTCGTTTCTCAACTTTACCCGAGTGTGGTTCGAACTGATTCAGGGTGATCGGCTGCTGGTTAACTGGCATCACCGCCTGATGGCGTCGAAGATTGATGACCTGATCGCCGGGAGGTTAGAGCCAGGCAACCTGATTATCAACATCCCCCCTGGCGGCACAAAGACGGAGTTCTTCTCCATCCACTTCCCCGCATACGTCAATTCACTGGTGCAGGAAGGGAGATTAAAGCGCTTCCGTAACCTGAACATCTCATTTGCTGACACGCTGGTTAAGCGTAACTCGCGCCGCACCAGAGACATTATCGCCAGTCGTGAGTATCAGGAGTTCTGGCCTTGCTCCTTTGGTGTTAACCAGGCTGAAGAGTGGGAGATTAAAGACGATCGCGGTCGCTCAATCGGTCAGACGGTATCCCGCTCCAGTAACGGGCAGATTACCGGTGGCCGTGGTGGTTACTTCGGACCTGAGTTCTCCGGCATGGTTATGCTGGATGACTACAACAAGCCCGTTGATATGCTGAGCGAGTCACGCAGGAACAGCGCTAACACGCTCCTGGTGAACACAATCCGCTCCCGTCGTGGTGATAAGTCCAAAGAGCATCCAACGCCATTCGTAAGCATTCAGCAGCGCCTGCACACTGACGACGCAACCGGCTTTATGCTGAGTGGCGGCATGGGCGTCAAATTCCATCACGTCGCTATCCCGGCGATGATTGATGAGAAATACATTGAGTCTCTCGCAGAGCCGTGGCGCTCGCTGTGCCGGGAGACGGTTAAAGACACCGATTATGTCGAAGTGTCTGGCACACGCTACTGGTCGTACTGGCCTCAGATGGAAGACGTGAACGACCTCCTGCAATTGTGGGAGAAAGACCGTTACACCTTCCTGTCTCAGTACCAGCAAAACCCAATGGCGCTCACCGGCGGCATTATCGACACCGGATGGTTCCAGACCTACACCACGCTTCCTAAGCTGACTCACCGCGCCGTATACGTTGATACGAACAGTGGCAAGGTTGAGGACTGGCTTGACTACACCGTATTCACTCTGGTTGGCATGGGTGTGGATGGCAACCTCTACGTCATCGATGTGGTTCGTGGCCGCTGGGACCCCGAGGACCTTCTGAAGAAAGCAGAAGAAGTCTGGGAGAAATGGCGTATGCAGGGTTCAATGCGAATCATGCCGATGCGCCATATGGCTATCGAAGAGAAACAGGCTGGGCAAGGGCTGATTACCACCCTGAAGAAACGCAGTGCAACACCTGGTCAGATCGCTATCCCTGTTAAAGAGATTCCACGCGGTGCGGGCCAGAACAAACTGGTTCGCTGCCTCAACGTCATCCCTCAGATTAAGACCGGCAAGGTCTACGTCCCCGCAACGCACACGCAAGATGGTGCGGCGATTATGCACACCTATTACGAGGACGGAACCATCGCCGGGACGACCTCCTGGGTGCTGACTGCAATGACCGAGTGCGCGGCGTTCTCTGCCGATGACAGCCACGACAATGACGACATCCTCGATACCTGGATGGACGCCATCGATGACAACCTTATTTCCGGTCGCCAGCCAATGGTGATCGACCCAAGTCAACTCAGGAGAATTTAAGTGCGGTGGAAATGGTGGAAGAAAGAAATCGCCGCGCCTGAGCCGGTGAAAGAACCTGAAAAGGTTCAGATGAAAATTAACCCGATGGCTGTCGCTGAGATTCAGGCTAAGCCGCCGAGAGAGTTTAAGCGATACGAGCCGCCAAAGGGGGTTATCCCTGAAAATCTCCATAACGCCTATCTCGCGATGGACTCATGCGATTACGGAGCGCTGAACGACGCATACAGCGCTGGATATGCTTACGGCAATCTCGACAGCTTCCCCGGCTATCCCTATCTGGCAATGATGGCCCAAAAGCCTGAATACCGGAAGATGGTAGGCACTATCGCCGAGGAGATGACGCGCAAGTGGATCAAGCTGAAGACAGTCGGTGATGAGGATAAATCAGATCGCGTTAAAAAGCTTAACGACGCACTCGACAGGTTCCACGTTCGTGACAAGTTCCGTGAAGCAGCAGAGCATGACGGCTACTTCGGCGGCGGCCAGATTTATATCGATGTCACGTCACCCAAAAACGTCTCTGCCTGGACTGATGACACCGAACTGCAATCGAAGTTATTCCTGAGCGACAAGAAGATAGCCAAAGGTAGCCTCAAGGGATTTCAGGTTATCGAGCCGGTATGGACGTATCCGGGCATCTACAACGCTCAGAACCCTCTAAGCCCTGACTTCTACAAACCGACTCAGTGGTTTGTGATGGGCAAGACGGTTCATGCCAGCCGCATGATTGATTTCGTATCGCGTCAGGTTCCTGACCTGCTGAAGGCCTCGTATAACTTCCGTGGTCTGTCTCTGGTTCAGATTGCCGAGCCATACGTGAATAACTGGCTGCGTACCCGTGACAGTGTAAGCGACATGATTCACTCTTTTAGCGTACCGGTCATCGGTACCAACATGAGCACCATCCTACAAGGTGGTGGTGCAGAGTCGCTGATCACCCGCCTGCAGTTATTCAACCAATGTCGTGATAACCGTGGCGCATTCGCTACAGACAACGACCCAACGCAGCCGGAAACGGTTGAGTTTGTTAACGCGCCACTGGGCACTCTCGACGTACTTCAGGCTCAGGCGCAAGAGCAAATGGCAGCCGTATCAAGCATCCCACTTGTTAAGCTGCTGGGCATTGCTCCTGCCGGGCTGAATGCGTCATCAGACGGGGAGATTCGCGTTTTCTACGACTACATCCATTCGTTGCAGCAGTCAATCTTCTCTACTGCTCTGAAGCGCGTTCTGGACATCATTCAGCTATCCGAGTTTGGCGACATCGACCCTGAAATCTATTTCGAATTCGAACCTCTCTACGAGATGAGCGCGAAGGATAAAGCGGAGATTCGGAAAATCGATGCAGACACTGACGCGGTGTATGTCGCGACTGGTGCGCTGTCAAACAACGAAGTTCGCGAAAAGATTGCCGAAGACCCTGAATCACCCTATCACTCACTGGACCTAAGCGATGACATCGACCTCGAAGAAGACGATGAAGAAATCGACGAAGAAATCGACGAAAGCGACGAGCCAGAAGACGATACCACCGGTAAGACCTAACGCAGGTGTTGAGGATTGGTATCGAAAACAACTCGATAAACAGGTCAGAGAGATGCAAAAGTCCGTTGTGTACTGGCTAACCGCAAACTACAAAGCGAGCGGCGCAGCAGTGGCAATGGACGCATCTCCTGCCGTGTTTATGCGTGATGCAATGAAGAAACTGGCTAAGCGCTGGACGAAATCATTCGACAGCATTGCGCAGAAGCTTTCTGACCGGTTCGCTTCAGATGCCATGAAGAACTCTGATGTGTCACTGCATAACGCTCTCGACACTGCCGGTTTCACGGTTGAGTTCAAGATGACCGCACCGATGAACAACGCACTTCAGGCTACCATCGCCGAAAACGTCGGATTGATACGCTCCATCCCTGAGAAGTATTTCACCGAGGTGGAAGGGCTTGTGATGCGCTCTGTGGCTCGAGGTCGTGACCTGTCATATCTCACCGATGAGTTGCAGAAGCGTTACGGCATCACCCGCCGACGTGCCGCTCTAATTGCTCGTGACCAGAACAACAAAGCGACATCAGTTATGCAAGCCACAAGGCAGCAGTCACTTGGCATCACGCAAGGTATCTGGCGACATTCTCACGCTGGTAAAGAACCTCGACCATCACATGTCAAAGCTGATGGCAAGAAGTTCGATATCGACAAGGGAATGTATCTGGATGGCAAGTGGGTGATGCCAGGAGAGGAAATCAATTGCCGCTGTACTTGGTCGCCTGTTATCCCTGGTCTGGATAAAAAGTTATAACATAAAAATGTTCATCAACCCGGATTAAATATGAAAAAGAAAGCTATCAACACTCTATCCAAGGCATACACCAAAGGCGGTTACTGGGGTGCTGCCCTTGGAGTATCTGTTGCAACAACAATCCGTAAGTGGCCAGAAGATGCAATTTGGTGGTCATTATCCTCTGCGTTGTTCTTGGTTATCTATTTATGGGGGCTGCATATAGCCCACAAGATGGAGTAAGCCAGAAAATATATACAACAGGTCGCTACGGCGGCCTTTTTTATTGCCATAAGCGGGGAAGTCTATGGACGAACTCGAATCCTACTCGCTAGCCGAGGACGAAGATAAGTGGATCACGATAAAAGGCTCACATGTCAAAGTTGATGAAAGCGGAGATGTTGTAGCTGGCGCTGAAGGGAAGATAACCAGCAAAAAAGAAGAAAAAAAATCAACCGGAGCAAAGTTATCTACTAACGAAAAAACAGCAATATCAAGCTACTCGGGCGACAACTTCTTAAAAATAAACTCTCAATTGCGAGTGGGTGAGAAGTCAGATCCAGATGTAGCAAGAATTGACTCAGCGATAAGCAAGGGAAGTTTGGGTGGCGAAACTCTTTATCGAGGGATGAGCAGGGAAGACGCCAAAAAGTTATTTCCGGGTGGAGATATCAAGAAAGGAATGGTCGTATCTGATCCTGCATTTCTTTCCACTTCAAAAGAGAAAAAGATCGCCGGGATGTTCGGTATCGGCGGCGTAATGCTTCAGATAGAAACAAAGCCGGGTGATAAAGGCCTCGATGTCACCGGACTTTCCAGCAACAAGCATGAAGATGAAACCCTTCTTCCTCGAAACGCAAAAATGGAGGTTGTCGGTGTACACCCACCGAAATCTCCTGGGCAGCCAGTGACCATAAAGGTCAGATACGTCAGCGAGGAAAAGAAACCCGCAATGGACGGGATTACAGAAAGCCTAGCATTCGACCGCGCCTCAGTGCGCACGTTTGATGGCAACGGCAGGCTTCAGGTTAAGGTCAGTAATATCAGCAAGGCCAACGTCTGCCCTTACTTCGGGCGAGAGATTCCCGGCGCTGAGAGGTTAGGGCTCGACCCGGAGAAGATATACCGGCTCTGGCGTCACCCTGATGAGCTGAAGAAAGCCGTAGCAACATTCAACAACATTCCACTCCTTTCAATCCATACACCTGACTTCCCTGGCGACCCGCCTCACGAAAACCGTGTTGGTGTAACGCACTCGAACGCCGCATTTGATGGAACGTATCTCACTAACGGTCTTTCCGTGTGGGATAACTCAGCCATCGCCGGTATCGAGACGGAAGAACAGGAAGAATTGTCTTCGTCGTACCAATACGTCGCTGACATGACCCCCGGCACGACCCCGACTGGTGAAGTCTATGACGGCATCATGCGGGACATTATCGGGAACCACGTGGCGCTGGTCGAAACAGGCCGCGCAGGAAGCGACGTATTGGTCGCAGATTCTTTACCACCGGAGTTAAAGCACATGAGCAAACGCAAAGCCGCGGCTATTCGCGCCACGCTGAAGCCATTACTGGCAGCAGACGCGGATCTGGAAGCAGAAGTACGCAAAGCACTTCTGGCTCTCGATGAAGCCGAAAAAGAAGACAAGAAAGACAAGCCCGCCGATGACGAAGACGACTGCTGCGACAAAAAGAAAAAGCCCGCCGATGACGGAGACGATGAAGACGATGACAAGAAAGACGACAAAGTCTCCAAAACGGCTATGGACTCTGCGATCTGCTTAGCAGCTGACAGCGCAACCAAAAAGGCCGCTCAGAACTTCCGGGAAGTCCGTGAAGCTGAACAGGCTGTGCGCCCACTGATTGGTGATGTTGTTGCAATGGACTCAGCTGCTGATGTCTACCGCACCGCACTTGAGCAGTCCGGCGTAGACATTAAAGGCGTTCACCCATCTGCGTTCCCGTCACTGGTGAAAATGGCAATCAGCCAGAAAGAAAACTCACGTCCTGCCCCTCTGGCTCAGGATTCCGCATCCATCAGCGATTTCGAGAAGGCATTCCCTACCGCTGGCAAACTGAAACGAGGTTTCTAACATGGCAGGTTTTCAGAGTGTAATTAACCAATATCCAGCCCCCGGCGTAGAAGGTGGCTTTGCGAGCACCAACCCGCACGCAACATTCCTGGCTGGCGAGGCCGCTCTCGTAGCAGGTACTGGCGGTGTGGCTATCGGGCGCTTTGCATGGGCAGTCGATGGGGTGGCAACAAATACCGGCACCGGCGCACCTTCTGGCTTCGTCCATCGCGATGGTCAGGCAGTCATCACCGACTGGCTGGGTGCTGCATCAAACGTTATTCAGAAGGGCCGCGAAACCACACTGATGGTTGCGGGTGACTTCTGGGCGCGTACCGCAACCGCCGCTACTCGCGGTCAGAAAATCTTCGCGGTGCTGGCAGACGGTACCGTGAAGACCGGTGCGGCAGGGGCGACCATTTCCGGCGCTGTTGAGACGCCATTCTTTGCGGGTAGCGCTTGCGACGCTAACGAGCTCGTTAAAATCAGCACCTGGAGCAAGTAATGAACGAATTTCAGAAACACTACGCCGCAGCGAGCGGCAAATACGGCATTGTTCTGCCGGGCGCTAAAGAATACCTGAAGCCAGAATTTGCGGATAACTTCGCGCTGGCGATGGATGCTCAGCCAACGATGGTTACCACTGGCAGCTCAGGTGTGCCAGCGTTCTTCACCAACTTCGTTGACCCTGAACTGATCCGCATTCTGGTTACGCCTATGAAGGCAGCCGAAATTATCGGTGAAGTTAAAAAGGGTGACTGGACCACTCTTACCGCCCAATTCCCGGTTGTTGAATCCGCAGGTGAAGTTAGCTCCTACGGCGACTACAACAACAACGGCATGACCGCTGCGAACGTTAACTGGGTTCCTCGCCAGTCCTACCACTATCAGACTCATACCCGCTGGGGTGAGCGTGAGTTGGATATGTACGGTGCAGCGCGTATCGGTTATGCGTCTGAGTTGAACGTAGCTTCCGCTCTGGTGCTGAACAAGTTCCAGAATAAGAGCTACTTCTACGGTATCGATGGTCTGCAAAACTATGGACTGCTGAATGATCCGAGTCTCCCTGCATCCATTGCGCCAAACGCAAGTGGTACAAGCGGCGGCCTGACCTGGGCAACCAAAGACGGCCAGGCGGTTTACGACGATATCCTCAAACTGTTCGGTCAACTGGTTTCTCAGACCAAAGGTCTGCTGGAAATGGCAGACAGCATGACGCTGGCGATGTCTCCGGCGATGTCTGTAAATCTGGCTAAAACGAACATGTACAACGTGAACGTTTCTGACCAGCTGAAGAAAAACTTCCCGAACCTGAAAATCGAAACCGCGATCGAGTACTCGACCACTGCGGGTGAGATGGTTCAACTGATCGCGGATCGCCTTGGCGAGCAGGACACAGCATACGCTGCGTTCACCGAGAAGATGCGTGCGCATGCCGTGGTGACAGAAGAGTCATCCTGGAAGCAGAAAAAATCCGGCGGCACATGGGGCGCGATCATCCGCCAGCCTCTGGCAATCGCAACAATGGTAGGGGTGTAACTCATGGCTGAAGTTGTAGTAGTTGGCTGCAAGCTGCCGAACGGTCTTGTGCTTGAAGTGGAAGGTTATAGCGTCGTTCTGAATGGCGCTAACGCCTCAAATGTGATCGGCGGCTACGGCCTGACAGAGGGGGTCGATAAAGACGCCTTCGACAAGTGGCTGAATATTCATGCTGACCAGGCCTATGTGAAGAGCGAACTCGTCTTCGCCCAGGCTAAACCGAACAGCGCTGAGGCTAAGGCCAACGAAAACGCAGGTCGCAAGTCTGGTCTTGAGGGTCTTCCGCAAGATAACCCGATGCCGGGAATCCAGAAATCTGACGGGAAGTAATCATGGCGATCGTTGTCTTTGATATTGCCGCATTCCGCGAACGTTACCCGGAGTTCGACACCGTAAGTGACTCGTTGCTGAATGCTTATTTCGTAGAGGCAACGGTTTACCTTGATAACACAGACTGTAGCGCGGTGGCGGACCCTGCAATCAGGGCCGTCTATCTCAACATGCTGGTTGCTCACCTTGCAGCACTGAATTCAGGTGTGAATGGGAAAGCACCATCCGGGTTAGTTGGGCGCGTAGCGAGCGCATCAGAAGGCTCTGTATCTGTATCACTTGGCGAAGTTCCATCAAGCGGCGCTTCGTGGTGGTACCTGCAAACTCCTTATGGGGCTGCCTACTGGCAGGCAACGGCAGCATACAGAACCGCTCGCTACGTTCCCGGCGCTTCACCATCCAATTACCCAGGGCATTATTACCGGCGCGCTAACTGGCGGAGATAGCCATGACTACTTTCAGTGGGGGATCTGCGCTAGAAGCGAAATTAGCTGAGCTTGCCGAGAAAATTGGCGATGGCAAAACGCTACGGGTCGGGTTTCTGGAGGGGGCAACATACCCAGACGGAACATCCGTTCCCATGGTGGCCGCCGCTAACGAATTCGGTGACCCTGCTATGAACCGACCGCCTCGCCCGTTTTTCAGAAACATGATCGCTGATAACTCGCCAGCATGGCCCAAAGATATGGCAAAGATTGCAGAGGTCACTGGATATGATGCCGATACGATGCTTGGAATGATGGGGGAACACATCAAAGATCAGTTGCAGGGCTCTATACGAGAACTGATGGAGCCCGCTCTATCCCCGGTGACTATCGCCAAAAAGGGATTCTCAAAGCCTCTTGTTGAGACATCACACATGCTAAACAGCGTCGACTACGACATTAAGGATGGCGTATGAACCTGCGCAGCATAGCCAATAGCCTGACAAGTAATATCAACCCAAATGTGCCTGGAGTTTTTCAGGTCAATACCGGGTTCACCACGCTACCTGGCGGTAAGAGGGTTCCTTCCTTTAACAGCGTCGATGTAACAGTGCAGTTGCAGGAACTTTCATCTACTGACCTGAAGCAGGTCGATTCGGTCAACATTCAGGGAATTCTACGTAGCGCCTATCTGAACGGCAATTTCAACGGTGTGAACCGACCCGAGCAAAAGGGTGGGGACATTCTGGTGATTGGTTCTGAGAAATGGCTGGTCGTGAAAGTCCCTGAGCTTTGGAGTGACTGGTGCCGGGTGATCATAAATCTCCAGAGGTCAACATGACGCCGACTATCGATATCAAAGAGCTTGACCTGTTAATACCTCTACAGGCGTTTCTGATGGAGATTACCGGTCTGAGCATCGATAACGTGCTTGACGGTCAGCAAAACCTGACGGCAATGCCACTCGGTGATTTTGTCATCATGACGCCGACGAAGCAGATCGGGCTATCAACAAACCGCGTTAATTATGTCGATAACGGCGTCTATGGCGACGGCATCCAGCAGAACCAGCGCAGCACTAAATGGCCTTGTCAGATTGACTGCTATGGCGAGAGCGCGGCAGATAACGCTGCAATCATCGGCACACTCATCCGGTCAGACTTTGCCTGTGAATGGTTCAGACAAAACGGCAACGTCATTACCCCTCTTTACTGCTCAGACCCTCATCAGACAACGATGATAAACGGCGAGCAACAATACGAAAGCCGCTGGACGCTGGACTTCATCGGGCAATACAACCCGACAGTCTCAACGCGCCAGGACTTCATGGACAGCATTACAGTCGGCATAGTGGCCGCAGATTTAAAATACCCACCGGAGAGTGCATAAATGGCAATCCCATTACGTAAAGACGTACAAATAAACCCTGGAGTGCTTCCGGCAGGCGGTTCAGCGCTTGACCTGAATGGACTCATCCTGACAGACAGCGCCTACGCGCCGGTGGGTAGTGTTCTCACCTTTACGACCAAAGAAGATGTCGCAGCCTATTTCGGGAGCGCCTCTGTCGAATACAGCATGGCTGAAATCTATTTTCAGGGCTACGACAACTCAACAAAGACGCCGGGCGCACTTTTGCTGTCACGGTTTAATCCGGAAGACGCTGCTGCATGGCTCCAGTCTGGATCAATGGCGTCGGTGACGCTTGACCAGCTTAAGTTGCTGACTGGCGTTCTGACACTCACTGTCGACGGCACTGCCGTAACCTCAGCCAGTATTAATCTGGCAACGGCAACCAGTTTTGCTATGGCGGCCGACCTGATTGAAACAGGTATCGGTTCAAGCGTGGTTGTGGAGTTTGATACGGTCAAGAAATCCTTCATCATAACCTCGGCAACTGAAGGCGCTGGCAGCACCATTACCTATGCGACCGGGACGCTTTCTGCAGGCCTGAAACTGACCGCAGCAACAGGCGCAGTGATTTCTCAGGGTGCTGATGCCGCTGTAGTTACTGACTCTATGACGGCCGTGCTCAATGCATCCCAGAACTGGGCGCTGTTCACGACATCGTTTGAAGCCTCCGATGCTGAAGCGCTGGCGTTCTCTCAGTGGGTTAACGCGCAGAGCTATCGTTTTGGCTATGTTCCGTTCTCAATGTCAGCCGATGATGTTGTGGCTGGTTCCACGACTAACATTGCCTACCAGATTATCAGTGTTTACGACTATCAGAATTCCATCCCTGTCTATGGCATGCAGAGTCATGCAGCAGCGGTGCTGGGTTATGCAGCATCCCTTGACTTTGACCGGCAGGAAGGGCGAGTGCCGTTTAAATTCAGATCGCTCTCAGGTCTTCTTGCCCCGGTAACCACTTCAGCGGATTACGACGCGCTGATTGCAAATGGCTTTAACTTCTACGGCGCGTATTCAGCAAACAACTATGACACCCGCTACTGGGCCGATGGCACCATTACCGGCGACTTTAAGTGGCTGGATAGCTTCTGCTTCCAGATTTGGCTTAATGCCAATCTGATGCAGGATGCCATTGAGTTATTCCAGTCCAACCGCAGCATTCCGTACAACGCTCGCGGCAAAGCGATCATTGAGGCGTCATTCTCCGATACTCTCAATCAGGGTATTACCTTTGGCGGCATCCGCACTGGCGTAACGCTGTCCAGCTCTCAGATTTCAGAGATTCAGAACGCTGTAGGCGCTGACATCTCCCCGTCACTGATTGCCAAGGGTTACTACCTGTACATCGCTGATGCCACCCCTACGCAGCGTCAGGAGCGCACCAGTCCAAGCATGACGTTGTGGTACTGCGATGGTGGTTGCGTCCAGAAAATCACTCTTGCAAGCATTGAGGTGCAATAAATGTCCAACACTATTACAAGCGCTGATTCAATCTTTGCCCTCACTGTCACCAACCTTTTCCCAAGCGCTCAGACGCTGGAAGGCTACGCAGCAGACGCTATGTTTGCATTGGGCGATACTGAAATGGCTGTCTCCGTCCGTGGCGCGGACGGTAAGCTGTCAGGTGGCTTCGTTTTCGGCGAATATCTGCAGACGATCACCATCATGCCAGACAGCCCATCTCGTGAGTTGTTCGAAACATGGCAACTGACTTCGCTGACTTCAAAGGCGGTATTCCGCTGCAACGCAACAATTATCCTCCCGGCTATAAGCCGCAAATTCACGCTGACTAACGGCATCCTGCAGCGCGTCAAGGCTATTCCAGATGCGCAGCGCGTACTGCAGGCGATGACCTTCCAGATTAACTGGGAAAGCGTAACCGGCGAAGCCTATCAGGCATAAGGAATCACATGGCTCGTAAAGAAATTTACTACACCGTCGAGGACAAAGGCCGTGACCAGGGAAAAGTGTTTTTCATTCGGGAAATGGCTGCTTCTCAGGCTGAATGGTGGGCAATCCGTGCCGGGCTGGCGATGGCTAAGAACGGCGTTAATCTTCCGGATAACTTTTCAGATATGGGCATGGCAGGAATGGCAAAGGTCGGCTTCGAAATGGTGGCTAAGATACCTCCAGAGGATGCACGGCCTCTCCTGGACGAGTTGATGAAGTGTGTGCAGGCAGTGCCTGACCCGGCTAACCAGAGCATTAAGCGAGCGCTCATTGATGACGACACCGAGGAAGTTGTCACCCGGCTCAAGCTGAGAAGCGAAGTTTTCAAACTCCACGTAGATTTTTTAACCGCCGCCGCCAGTTAGACATTCCTCCACTAATGGGCCAGCAGGTTCATGGACTGGCTGATTACGTAAATGTCCCAAAAACAATCGCTACGGTTATGTCATCTGGGAAGTGCTCTCTGACAGAGCTAAGCACGTCTTTGGGGCTGGAGGATTTATGGTGGTGGCTCGAGGTTATTACCGTGGACAGCTACAACAACATGGTTATCAATAAGGCCCAGGAGGGTGTCTGATGTCAACAGTAATAGATGCCCTTGTTATTACACTGGGCCTTGACTCCTCGAATTTCAAAAAAAACAGTAAAGAAATTTCCGAGGAGATGAAAAAGCAGCGCAAAGACGCTGAGAAAATGGCAAAAGACATGGAGGCCGCAGGTAAAAGAGCGGCCTCTTTCTTTGGCTCAATTCGCACTGAGTTGCTGGCGCTGGTAGGCGTGACTCTTTCTGTGCAGGGGTTTAAATCGTTCGTTACCAACATGACGAATAACCTGCAACAACTGGCGATCAGTTCACGCTCGCTGGACATGTCAGCCAAGTCACTGGATGGCTGGCAACACGCAGCTGCCGCTGCTGGTTCCAGTGCAGAGAAAATTACTGGCACACTTTCGGCTTTCCAGAACACCCTGACCAACATCCGTACCGGTGGTGCAGAGAATGATCCGCTGTTTGGTGCTCTGGCTAATTTCGGTGCTGCTACCGGTGCCAATTTCGATTTTGACAAAGACAACTCAGAAGCCATCATGCGCAAAATTGCGCAGAACTGGAACAAACTGAGTGAGGATGCCAAGCGCAGGTTTGGTAGCCTTCTTGGATTTGATAATGCCACGCAGCAGGGGTTGAGCAACGGAAACATCTTACGTGATGCTGACCGCTACCGTGAAATGTCCAGGGCTACGGAAGAGGCCACCAGAAAGGCGCAGGAATTTAACCGCCGCGTAGAAGACCTCAAACAGAACTTTGCCGCATCATCTCAGGTTCTGTATGAGTCTTTGATCCCCTACGTCGAAAAACTAATCCCACTTTTTGAAAAATTAGGGAACTGGATATCCGGCCATGGACCGGAAATTAATAAGTTCTTCTCCGACGCAGTAGTTGAAGTCAACAAGCTGGTTGACATGGTTGGTGGGTGGCAAAACGCACTGGGAGCTGTTGCAATTTTTATTGCTGGTTCATGGCTAACAAGCATAGCCGCTGCATTTGCAAAAATTGCCAAAATACCAGGCCCACCATGGCTTATGTTCCTTATGGCTTATGCTGGTTATGCAGCAAACGATAGTGAGAACATCTCTGCAAGTGCAAGCTCGTCGCTTAGTTATGCAAAAAGAAATGTAGGCGACGCTCTCAGGAAGATGGGCATAGACACCGATTACGGAAGGGATGGGAATACTGTAATGGGGACGCCGGATGTTGCTCTGGATATCCCGGGTAATCAGCCGGTAGCACCTCCAAAGGCCACTAAAGCAGGAGCAGCATTACTGGGGTTTATGTCCACTCAGTTTGCACAGCTTGAGGCGAAATACGGACTTCCTAGTGGGTTGCTTAAGTCAGTGGCAACTACTGAGTCTGGAGGAAATCAGTACGCTATTTCCTCTGCCGGCGCGAAGGGGATGTTCCAGTTCATGGATGGGACTGCAAAAGACCTTGGCCTGTCTGGTTCAGATGTTTTTGACCCATCAAAATCGGCAGAAGCCGCTGCCAGATATCTCAAGCAACTATTGACGGCCACAGGAGGAAATCTCTCCATGGCCCTCGGCGCTTATAACTGGGGTATTGGCAACCTTAAACGCAAAGGGATTGAAAATGCTCCTGATGAGACATTGAACTACATACCAAAAGTATTAGCAGGCGTTCAGTTGGGAGCAGGAGTTTCGGCCAGCAGAAATCCGGCATATGGGAATGGTGGTGGAAGCAGGACTGATATTCACATTAATGAGGTCAATATGCAGACATCAGCAACAACGGCTAATGCGCTAGGAAATGAACTCAACAGAAACGTTCAGAGAAATCGCCTGGTAACGCCGGCAATGTCAGGGCAGGGTTGATATGGCTTTTTCATTAAACGAAACAACCCTGCTGAGTGCTATCAGTAGTGGCAACATATTCTCGATCATCAATAGCACGCTGTCCCCTGGGTATGGAATCTACCTCAAATCCGGCGTGGCAGCTCTGTCGCCATCGTCGTTTCTCGGAATCGAATATGGCGCTGATGCTTCCGTGGTGTCAGCGCCTATTGAGGGTGGCTCATATAGCTCATTCAACAAGGTAAAGCGCCCCCCGGTAATCAGGGTGCTTTTCGTTCTTGAGGGATGGACAGGTTATAGCGGCAGCATTCCAAACCTGACTAACTTCACGCTAACCAGCCGGTCAGATATGCTTTCCGACCTTGATGACATGGTTTCTGGTACAGAACTTTACGACATCGAAACTCCGGATACGACCTATGAGGATTACGATCTCATTCGATACAACTACCGGACATCGGACAGAGATGTGACGTTGCTGACGGTGGAAGCGATTTTCCAGGCTGTATTGCAGGAAGCGGAAGTCACTCTTACCAGCACCACGGCAAATAGCGATACTACTTCAAACGCCACTAGCAAGGCACCAAATGCTGTTACTCAGCAGGCTAATTCTACGGCGACAAACACCACCCTTGAGGATGTTAAAGGTGCCCTAACTGGTTTGAAAAATTCTGTATCAAGCGCCAGTGAAGCAGTGGCAACATCGGTGTCAACAGCGGTAAGCAATGCTACATCAGGTGTTACCAATGCCATCAATGGGGCCGCGAAATCAGCCATAGATAGTCTTTCTTCAGCGGTTACGGAACTTGTTAAAGGGCTGTCCTGATGCAAAACATATCCCTCAAGCCTGTTAAATCTCAGGAAGTGAATGTCACCCTGGCAGGGCAGGCAGTGACTCTGCGCATTGTTCAGAGAAGTACCGGCCTGTTTATGGATATCGGCATCGATAATTTATGGATTGCTCAGGGTATTCTCTGCCTAAACTGCACAAAAATAGTTCGATACACTTACCTTAAGTTTCAAGGAGATTTGTTTTTTGCAGATGTGATTGGAAGCCTTGACCCAGTGTATGACGAGCTTGGGTCGCGCTTTAAGTTGTTCTACGCGACAGCGAAAGAGATGGCGTCATGACATATAAAAAACGAAGCCTTAAATTCCAATTCTCCCTTAAGGAGGGGGTTTTTGAAGAGCCTGACAATAATGTTTTAACAATAGATAACATTAAATCAGAGATCGAATTGGGGGCGTATGGAGGCATATCAGGAACCAGCCTTGAAGCTAGGATTTACGGATTAAGTCTGGCAAATATGGGGCTGCTCAGCTACAAAGGGATTCAGCTAAACGGAGCAAAACAGAACACCATGAAAGTGTGGGCTGACAACCAGCCTATTTTTTACGGTTCCATTACCTCATGTTTTATTGACCACAACCAGATGCCAGATGCGCCACTTATCATAAGCTCTTTTGCTACTGGCTATGAGCACTCACTGGCAACTCCACCATTCTCCATTGAAGGCGTGGCAAATGTTGCGGACATAATAATCTCTATCGCAAAGTCCATCGACTATGCCGTTGTGAATAATGGCGTATCATCCCAGATTGAAAATCCTTATTTTACTGGCGACCCGATAGAGCAGATTAACGAGTGCGCAAAAGTAGCCGGAATCAATATAGATTACAGAATAAAGACAATTTACATCTGGCCCATAAATGGGGTGATTGACGAAAAAATACCCCTTATTAGCCCTGAAACTGGTCTTATTGGTTACCCGACATTTACCCAGATTGGAATAACGTTTCAGTGCACCTATAGCGACCTGATAGTCAGGGGAAGGAAGATTCAATTGGAGACGTCACTCCCTAACGGTAGTGGCGTTTATACCGTTCAGTCTGCGAGCCATCACCTTTCTTCCTGGACAGAGGGAGGTCCGTGGACAACCGTCATATGGGCGTCTATCGGACAATTAACAGAGAAACAGTGATGAACCTTTACACCACAACTCCAGAGGATGTATCGACAGATGCAAACTCTATGCAGTACCTGATGCGAAAATTCATGATGGGTAACTACTTCATCACTATTGGTCTGGTTATGTCAGTTGATGATTCTGGCGAGGTTGTCGCGGTAAAGCCAATGGTTGAGGGGTTCGCCGGTAACGGCGATCTGATTCCAAACTCAGTTATCTATGGCGTTCCGGTATGGCGACTACAGCGCGGAGCAAGTGCGGTGATTATGCCCCCTGTCGCTGGAGATATTGGCATGCTGGCCATATGTGATCGCGATATAACTTCGGTGAAAAAAACCAAAAAAGAAGCGCTACCAAACTCAAATAGGACGCATAACTACTCAGACGCTATCTATCTCGGCGGCTTGCTCAATGCGGAGCCAAGTCAGTATGTGAAGTTTGCGAATGACGGCATTGATATCGTCTCTCCGCTGGTTGTCCAGGTTAATGGAAACACGGTCATCGTTAATGCTGACGACAAAATATCACTTAACGCGCCAGTTATTGAGGCTAATGGACAACTGACACAGGGCTCTGGTAGCTATGCTGGTAACGCGACATTCGGCGGTACACTTACCGCAACCGGAGAGATAACCGGAAACGGCATTCAGTTGTCGACACATGTCCATGGTGGGGTAGAATCAGGAAACTCGACTACAGACGGACCACAGTGATGAAGGTTAAATTTCTTGCTGCGACAGTTGTGCTTGTTCCTTTTCTTGCGCTTTCATCCCCAGAGCCAGTGGTTTATAAAGACCAGGTGACAATGACTGCGGGAATAAAGAACCTTGATGAGGTGTTGGAGGGTTGTGAAGGTCATTCAGGCCTCTTCAAGGCGAAAACATTTCAATACTCAGATAGTGGCAATACCATAAAGCTAATTCAGTTCTCGAGAGGTGATGGTCAGGTGTTTGCAATGCCAACAAATTTTGACCAACTATCGAAGCCGCAATATGAAGATATTCGTGGAATGATCCATGAGGGGCAAAAATACTGGATAAGTTTCTCTGTATGCGGAAGCGGTGGATACGCTTCGCTAATGGAAATTAGCTACTCATTGGGGATGTAAGTCAACCCACCATCAGGTGGGTTTTTCGTCTAAAAAGGAGTCGCCACTCTTGACATGCACCCGCACCCAACTAGTTGACCCGGATGTATGCGTTTGAATAATCCTGTTTTTATACCTTTTTTGATCTGATACTTCTTGCCGTTTAGGAAAAAGTGGCCTGGGTGCTTACATAGAAAATCTTCATACACCCAAATGGCCTCAGTGATTCCAAATTTTAACCTTTTCTGTCTTTCAATCTTAGGCTTAACGAGGAACCACAGTATCATTGAGAGTTGCCCAGAAAGCTTATCCCCAAGCCCGGTTTTTTCAATGATACAGAGCTTGGATTTATTCAGGTCGGAACCTGCTTTTATGACGAGTTGATACAGGCCATTGCAGTTTTTTACTTCATTGATAGCTCTTTTTATAATCAGAAGATCGTTTTCTTTTGCGGTATTAAATATGCTTTTAATGATCTCGCACTCTTGCTTGCTAAGGCTAAACATTATTTGTCCTTGCCATACAGGATTTTGAGAGCAGCCATCTCTTCTTCCAGCTTTATCAGGCGCTCAGCAACCGTAACGAGATCTAACGCTCTAATATGTGCATTTTTTTTGACCCATGCGTCAATGGCGGCAACCATTTCCGCATTAGCAGAACGTCCGTTAGCATCAGCCAGTTCGGTTATCTTTTCCTTTAACTCATCGGGCAGCCGCAGATTGACCTGTGGATGTCTGTAAGCACGCTCAGCCATACTCACTCCTTTTTTATTTACATAGAGTAAGTGGGTAACTATTGACTATCAATGCGTACCTAAATACTATGTATGCGTACCACATACAAAAAGAGGGGGAGTAGCATGAGCAAGGTAAAAACATTGCGAATGCCAGAGTGGCTGGAAAAACATCTCGAAGAGTGCGCAAAAAAAGATGACCGCTCATTCAGCAATGAGGTGATTCGCAGGTTAAAGGAGTCAGCAGCAAGGGAAGGCGTGAAGTGTTCATAAAAGTTGAAGCCCCGTCTGTATCAGCAGTCAGGGCTTCGTGTTAGTGACCCGTAGAAGGAATAACCAACATGAACAGTATAGCAATCGCAGATCGCACTATCAATGTACCGTTTCACGGTGCAACCCTGTTTTTAGTTAGCCACAACGGGTAGCCACAAGCACCAATGCGCCCAATAGTAGAGGGGATGGGTTTAGATTGGGCATCGCAATTTACCAAGATTAAAAACCGGTTTAATACCTCCGTTGCGATTATCACAACGCAGCTTCCGGGTGACAGTCAGCGTCGCGAAGTGGTTTGTCTTCCGCTTAGGAAGTTGGCCGGATGGCTGCACACAATCAATGTTGGAAAGGTTCGCCTGGAGCTTAGGGAGAAAGTGGCCCGCTACCAGGATGAATGCGATGACGTACTTTATCAATACTGGACGAAAGGCGAGGTCGTTAATCCACGTAAAACGCGCCTGTCATCAGCCACCCAACTTACCCCACTTCGTCAGACTGCCGAACGCCTCATCACTACCGGCTTAGGAAAGATTTACCCTGACATATGGAAGCTCGTACATCAGAAGTTTGAGATTGAGCATATTCACCAGTTGCGCCCGGAGCAGATTTTCGAGGCGGTGGAATACCTCAATGCCATTGAGGGAGAATTCCTGGGCAAAGCCAATAAGCAAATGGCGCTGCCAATCTCCTACTCAATGGCTTATTTCGACCAGTACCGCTGGATGCGCGGCATTGATGACCACTCCCTTAGCGCACCGTGGCGTTATCCGGCCAACATGCTTACACCGAACGGCGATAACCCTAACCCGCTGGGACGGATGCTCAATGAGATGCGCCAAATGGGTTACGAGGTTGACGCTGCATTGTTTCAGCTTCAATCGCTGCAACATCACCTGGAGATGATTCGCCACAAGATAGACCGCGCTCAGATGAGCCTCAGGTAAAAGACACTTAATCACCAGAGGACAAAAATTTCTTCTGAAGAAAATTCAATCATATAACCAACCCGCTTCGGCGGGTTTTTTATTGCCTGGAGAAAAGATGCTCACCAAAAGCTTTCTTCTCGATACGGATAAATGGGACATCTCCCTTGATGACACCGGGAGTATTGCCATCACGGCAAACCCTTACGCCGTAGCTCAGGATGCCGCCAGCGCCTGCTCAACTTTCCTGGGCGAGACATGGTACGACACCACGTTGGGCATTCCGTATTACGAGCGCATCCTGGGTCATTGGCCTGGCACTCAGCTAATCAATACCAAAATGGCATCAGAAGCCATGAAGCTTCCTTACGTCCAGTCAGCCTACTGTACCGTTACCATTCCGAGAGGAACAAGGTCAGCTGCTGGCGTGATGACATTGACGGACACCAACAACGACACAACAACCATCCAGTTCTGAGGTAATCATGTCAGAAGTAACAGTAAGCACTGCGGTGCCCTCAGTAACCTTTTCCGATACAGGCGTTGCCATCCCTGATGAAATCGACATTCTGAACGGTCGTCTTACCGACCTTGATACAGCAATGGGCGGGGGGATGAGTAAAAGTCTCACTACGCCACAAGGGCAGATCGCCATGAGTGATACGGCGATTATTGGAGATAAAAACGATAGCCTGGCGTGGCTCGTTAATCAGATTAACCCTGACTTCTCCTCCGGGCGCATGCAGGACGCAATCGGGCAGATTTACTTCATCGACAGGATTGCCGCAATTGGCACGACAGTAACGGCCACTTGTACCGGCTTAGTGGGCACCGCTATTCCGGCCAACAGCATTGCTCAGGACTCCAGCGGATATCTCTATTACTCACTGGCTGATGCTGTAATCCCGTCCTCAGGTTCAGTCGATGTGGTATTTCAGAATCAGGACACCGGACCTATTGCATGCCCAATCGGCGCTTTAAACACAATATACCGTGCTATATCTGGCTGGTCTGGCATCAGCAATGCGGCTGCGGGTGTGCTAGGAAATGATGTTGAGAGCCGCGCAAATTTTGAATACCGCCGCAAACAGTCGGTCGCTGGTAACGCAAATAATCAGCTTGGTTCAATATACGCTAACGTGCTGGCTGTCGAGGGTGTGACCGACGCCTATGTGACGCAGAACAATACCGGAGCTGCTGTAGATAAGGGATTCACCGATTTCACCATTGATGCACATGCGCTTTACGTAGCTGTCTATGGTGGCTCAGCAGAGGATATCGCAAACGCGATATTCCAGAAGTTACCACCTGGTCCGCCGATGATGGGCAACACCACTTACACGGTGGTAGATGACGTAAACTATGTTCAGCCATATCCAGAGTACGAAATAAAGTGGCAAACCCCTACTCCTGTCAGCGTTTACGTGAAGGTAGAATTAGCAGCCAATAACTCACTGCCGAGCAATATAGTATCCCTGACACAGTCAGCCATTATCAGCTCGTTTAATGGCGAGGATGGCGGAACTCGTGCGCGGATAGGATCGAAGATTTTCGCCGGGCGTTATTACTCAGGGGTGCAGGACATCGATTCAGAAAACGTTGATATTTTCAGCATAACACTGAGCCGGGATGGTACGACACACCAGACATCAACTTCCTTCGGAATTGATGAAATACCTACCCTCGACGCATCCAACATTTCGGTGAGCCTGACATGATAAATGCTGCGGATACCATCCTTATGCAGTATGCAGACAGCTCTAAATTAAAATCCCTGATTTATTCATTCAACGAAGCTGTAGGCGTGGAAGAATTTCTTGATGACTTCTACGACCTAATCTGGAACATCCAGACTGCAGGAACATACGGCCTAAATGTGTGGGGAAAGATAGTCGTTGTCAGCAGGCTGCTTACTGTTACTGAAAATAAAGTTTATCTGGGATTTGAAGAAGCTCTGTCAACGCCACCGGTGGTTGACGATCCACAGCCATTTGACCAGGCACCTTTTTATAATGGCGAATCTTCAACCTCCACTGTAACGCTTTCAAACGACATATACCGCAAGCTGATAATGATGAAGGCAGCGGCAAACATATCAGACTGCACCATCCCAAACCTGAATAAACTCCTGATGTTTATGTTCGGCGACAGCGGTAAATGCTATGTCAGGAATGATGGTGGCATGGTGATGAGTTACGTTTTCGAATTCCCCCTTTCAACAGCAGAGCTGGCGATCGTTCAAAGCTCTGGTGCGCTGCCGGCCCCGGTCGGCGTGACTGTTAACATCGTACAGCAGAGCTAAAATATGAACTCAAGCGATATTCCTGGGCGCACAACGAAAGCGTTTGGCGTTAACGGCAACAAAAACACTATCCCCGTCGACTCAAGCACGACAACGTTGAATAACGGTCAGGCAACAATGGATTCCGGTTTTCCGCCGATTACCATGATTGCCTTGAGCGCAGGTGGCATCCCGCCAGGAGGAAGAGATTTTAACGGCATCCTCTATTCCGTCAGCCTGAAACAGCAATGGCAAGACTCAGGAATGGCATACCCGTTCAATGCTGATTTCTCCACTGCAATCAGCGGTTATCCCAAAGGTGCCAGAGTACCAAATTCAGCTCTGACTGGTTTTTGGCTCAACACAACAGACGGAAATACATCCACGCCGGAAGTGGGGTCATCAACCCTGACAGGGTGGGTGCCGTCAGGCGATTATGGAATTACAAGCATTCCCGGTTTGTCAGCAACTAGCGTCACGCTAACAACTCTACAGGCAGCCAAGGACAGAATAGTCCTTTCAGGGGCTCTAACCGCAAATATAAACGTAATTCTCCCGGCATGGATAAAATCATGGACCGTGGTGAACGCATGCACTGGTAATTATTCGGCAACCATAAAGACAGCCAGCGGAACTGGTGTGACTTTGCCATCAGGGCTGACGGTAAATATTTTTGGCGACGGGATAAACATTACCCAGGATTCAGCATTGCTGGGATATCCAGGCAGACTCTTGTCAGTGCAAACATTTAATTCAAACGGGAATTATAACCGTTCACCTGGCGCACGAAAAATTGTTGTTGAGGTTATTGGGGCAGGTGGTGGTGGTGGTGGTGCTCCTGCTGGCTCATCAACATCAAACTCCGTTGCTGGCGGCGGCGGCGCGGGTTCGTATGCAAAGGTGCTAATTGAAAACCCATTGTCATCGTATGCAGTGACGATTGGGTCCGGTGGCGCTGGAGGCATTACAGGTCAAGGTGGGACCGGAGGTTTAACCTCATTTGGGCAGATAATTTCCTGCCCTGGCGGCGCTGGAGGGTTTACTGGTATAGCATCCAATGCTGGTAACGCTGCTGGTGGTGGTTTTGGTGGTGACCAACCAACTATTTCAGTTGGATACATATTATCCGTTGGTGGGGGATTTGGTGCCCCTGGCTACATGAATAATGGGCAGAGTGGTAATGGTGGCAATGGAGCAAATACATTACTTGGTAATGGTGGGTGGGGTAACACAAATGGTGCCGGTAGTGACGGGCGTGGATATGGCTCAGGTGGTGGTGGTGCTTTAACAACAATAACAAACACAACAACGAGAAATGGAGGCAATGGCGCTCCTGGTGTTGTTATTGTCTGGGAATATTCCTGATATCTAATTAAATACACATCAAATTTTAACTCCCCATGAACACGATTAATTTCGTGATTTTGTCGTGGGCTTTTTTCATCATTTGATAAAGGCGACATAAATATGTCTATTTCAGACACTTCTTCCGCAAAGCGCTATGCATCAATTGCTGAAGTCGCTGCTGCTCAGGCCGAGTTATATACCGAGGAGGCTCGCAAGGCTCCTGAATATGCCAATGACGCAAAAGAGGCAGCAGTCGCTGCGGCATCTTCGGCAAATACAGCATCAGAATATGTATCATCAGCTGAAAACGCCTCTGCCAGTGCGCAGTCATTCTCAATAACTGCATCAGAGAAAGCATCTGAGGCAGAGGAAAGCGCGGCCAATGCAGCAAGCGCGGCCAATGCTGCTGTTGAGGTTGGAATTGATGGGGTATATAAAAGGCTATCCAGTGCAAATGAGGGAGAGGGTGACTACCTGATAGCAGTAAAGGAGCCATACCCTGGATCGGTTCTTATCACCCAGCATCAGCACAACACCTATCTCCTTACCCCTTACCACTTCGGAGCAAAGGGAGATGGCATTGAAGATGACACCATCGCCATAAACCGCTGGGCTAATTGCGGTGCTAAATCTCTATACTGGCCGCCAGGTAAATATCTGGTAACTCCCGCTAATGGCGTTTCGCTGGATATGGCTAGCTACCAGACGGGGGACACCGCACTGACAGCGTGCGTTACCGTTCCCTACGGCGTGAAAATTTATACAGCCGGGACGGAAACCCAATTATGCGTAAAGGATGCCGACTCAGCGTCGACCGTAGGTCTGGCCGTTAGCTACCCGTCTTCCAGTTATTCCCAGGGCGAAACCGACATAGAAAAATTCATGATTCGCCTGGAAAATGGAAATGGTCGATACGGGATTCTTACGCCACTCAGGGAGGAGATGTTCACTGCACACCGGGCCAAGTTCAAATTAGACGCGCATTTCGGTCCGCAACAGGGGCGTGATGACCTGACAGTGCTGCAGTATGCGTGGGTGAACGGCATATTGATTGGCGACGCCTTTGGCGGTTCTGTGCATGTAACGGGATACGGAAACTATAACGTGCAGCAGGTTGAAGGTACGCAATTCCAGTGTGTGGCCGTTAAGATGAAGTCTGTTCGAGGTAACGTAGGCGTAGACGTCAGATTCAACGTTAACAACTGGTGGAAGTTCGTAGAACCAAGTGACGGTGTCGAAGGCTTTGTTATCAAGGACAGCGAAGGCTTGGGAGGGTTTGTCGGGATTGACCTAACCAACTCAGCCAGCGAAACGGGTGGATTCATCGATAACGTTCACGTCAACGTTAAACAGAATGGCGTGCGAGCCAGGAACCGCCCATCGCTGCAAATAGGCAACATCGAGGTGTACAAAGGTGACGGATTTGCAACAGACGTACCCTATGATGCGGTGTTGCTGGTAGATTGTCCGTCGGTCACGATTAACTCGATTCACGCAATCGTCGGCAACGCAACCACAAATGCGCTGTCAGTTGTGAATGCAACAAACAGCACTTTCCGTTTGAATTCGTATTTCGCGCAAAATACCCAGTTTGTGGATTACGTTGTTGATAGCCCTGACTGTTACGTTGGGACTGGTACGATCAATCTGGTAGAGGCTATTCACTCACTTTCCGGCTCAGCAAGCAACGACTTTCACGGCAGTGATGTTCTGGTCAGGTCCTACAGAAACAGTATTCGCCCCCTTTACGCAGTTATGGATACCACGTTCAATCGGGTAAGAGCGAGATTTCCACAAGATACCAGTCTCCAGGTGAGGACCTTCCTCGACAACACTGTATCAGCAGCCGGAACTCTTACAGTAAAACCCAGGCTTGACCCATCCAGGTACTACATCATCATGGGTGCTGGCTCAGCCGCCTTCACCTATTCAATTGAACTGGACAAAGTGGCCGCCGTTGCTGGTGATATTGTTTACATAAAGATAGCCGGGTCTTCATCTGCTAACCCAACATTACTGGTTAAAAATGGTATTGGTGGAACAACAGTCAGCACATTTAACAACATCGGTGCGATTCGCCTGAATGGCGCTTACAGATTTAATGAGTCGGGCAACTGGGTGGCTTACTACATCACACAAAGCGTTGAGACTACTTACGGCTAATAGTCATCATCAATGTCCTGCAGATGCGACCTGACGATAAGCACGACCAGAAGGACGATGACGGCAAGGATGCCGATAACCCACCACATAACTTACCCGCGCAAAATGAATGGACAAACATCATCCGCTTATTGTCCGTAATTTGCTCATGGGTAATAACGATCGAATTATGCGCATCGATCGGTTGTGGCGATCAATTGAGATAGATGCGCAAAGCGTTGCAGTTGTGCATGGCTTTGCGTTCTATGTGTCGTAATTGTGGCATGCAATGATGCGCCAGGAAGATTCGATATGTATTGCAACGACACGCAATGACACAACCACGGAGCGAACGCGGATTAAATTCATGCGATTACAATAAGTTAGATGATGCTCTACGTTCTTCTAAGCCGTAGGTCGTAGGTTCGAATCCTACAGGGCGTACCATTTCGAATCAGTATGTTACGCTAGTTTTAATCCTGCCTGATTTTCTCCTTGTGTCGTATTTGTGTCATGACTGCCAAAAATGGCGTCAATTTTCCGTGCGTGCTCGGTCAAATGGTTTGGTGCCAG